TCACGCGACCTCACCACCCTCAGCCTCGACCTCGGCAACATCGACCGGCAAGGCCGTGGGAGATTCCTGGGAGATCAACTTCAACCCCTGCTGCCGCTTCCGGCGAGGCCGCGGAGCCTCCCACTCCCGATGGTGGTCCCTCACCCCCAGCGCTGTCTCCCAGAGCTTCTGCAGATCCGCGGCGATGTCCAACTCCATCGCCAGCGTCGTGTGCGAGTACGTGCCCTCCACGCCCGGCAGGACGTGCCGCATCCGCTCCTCCACCGCCACCCGCGGATGCTTCAGCTCGTCCAGCCACACCTTCATGCTGTGCCGCAGCCCGTGCGGCACGATGTCCCGGATCCCGGCGACGGCCTGCATGCCCGGAAGCCTCGCAGGCCGCCCCTGCCGGTCGGGTACCGCCTGATGGCCGTCGACCCAGCGCCGCCAGATGTCCGCGTAGAAGTAGGCCCCGGTGTCCATCTTCTTGCCCGTCGGACTGGGGAACACCCACTCCTTGTCATGGGATGCCAGCACCTGCCGCAGCAGGCCGGCGAGGAACGGCGGCAGGATGATGCTGCCCGTCGACCCGTACTTCGGCGGCACCTGCTGCTTCTCGCCGTCCACGTACTGGCTCTGCTCCTGCACCAGGAGACGGCATCCCTGGCCGTGGTCGTCGAGGACGAGGTGCTCCCGGCGCAGACCGGCGACCTCGGAGATCCGCAGGCCGCAGTAGGCGACGGTCAGGACCAGCGTGTAGCCGACGACGCCGCGCATCGCCTTCGCATTCCGCGCTAGCAACAGCGCCTGGCGCGGGGTCGCGATGACGACTTCGTCGTGCTCCTGCTTCCCCTTGAACTTGCCGCGCCGCCGCGACTGCAGCGTGGGAACGGGGTTGTCGGCACGGACTTTGGAGGCGACCGCGTCATCGAACATGACACGCAGCACCGACATGACCGACTTGACGTACCGGGGCTTGTACTGCTTGCGCAGCTGCTGCTCCCACGTCTTGACGGCGACGGTGGTGACGTCACCCATGGCGAGTTTCCCCCACCTCGGGACGATCACCGACCGGAGGCGCTGCCGGTACGTCTTGTCGCTGCGATTGGCGAGCTCCACCGACTCGATCCACAGCTCCGACCACTCCTGAACAGTGATCCGGCTGTTCTTCGGGTCCAGGTACGTCTTGCGGCGCACGTCGGTCTCCAGACCGTGCGCGTATTCCTCCGCAGCCCGCTCCGTGTGAAACGGCTGCCCCTCGTCGTCCTTGCTGACGGACCCCCATGTCCCGTCAGGCTTCTTGTACCGCCCGCGGTACCGCCACTTGCGGGCCTTCTTGTCGTAGCCGCGCTTTTCCCCATACGCCATCGTGCACCTCGCCGAGCTGTTGGTTAGCCGGTGACGGCTCGAAGTGTGGCGTAGACGTGTGAATCATCCAACCGCCGCCAGCCGGCGATGGTGGTGCCCAGCATCTGCTGCAGCGCCCCCGCGCCGCGGTCCGTGATCAGGTCACGGTCGATGTAGATGACGAAGGTGCCGTCGTCCCGGTCGTCAACCCAGACGTCCACGTTGAACGGCATCTCTGACACGCGCAGAACCCGCACATTCATAGGTCCCCCAAGACCACCACGGGTGCCCCCCTTTGTGGTGTCCGGATATGAGACCACACCAGAGAGTGAAATGTGGAGGGATCGTGCGCAACGAACTGTGCAGATAGTTACTGCCCGTTCGCTGCCCGTGGTTCGTCGGGGTCGTCCGGCAGGCGGTGCAGGTTCGCCTCGGCGCGCCGCCAGGCGAGCAGTGCCTCCTGGATCTGCTCCGGCGTCGCATCCCGACTGCCGTGCACCACTACCGTCATGCGGGCGCCCGGAATGCCGGGCAGTTGAATCACCTGCGAGTCGATCAGCGGGTCGTCGCTCTCCAGCTCGTCGACGACCCGCAGCGGCAGCTTCTCCCGCAACGGATCATTGCCGCGTCCGAGCGTGGCGGTGGCTTCGTGAACGACCGGGACAAGGGTTGGTTCGCCGCCGCGGAGGACGGCGAGGCCCGAGCCGGCCGCCCATCCGATGTGGGGCTCGACTTTGGCGAGGCTCTGCGGCATGCGCGAGCGCGGTTCGCCGCCTTCGAGGTTCTGGACGGTGCCCTCGCTGACGCCGGCGCGTTCGGCGAGGTCGATCTGGCGGAGGCCGCGCGCTTCGCGGGCTGCCTTGATGGCTGCTCCGAGCTTGCCCCACTGCCAGGTGGTCCGGTCCTCTGTCATGGCCTTCATCATGCCGCACCGGTTGGCAACACGCACCCATCGATTCCCCCAATTGACCAGGATTGATCGGTGATGGGGGCGCATTTTTGTTGCCTCGTTGGCCCTTCGTTGCGCTCGCGCGCTGTGAGTGCGCCCTTGCTCACCGCACTCCTATGGCCATGGTTCGACACCCAACACAGCCACCCACACCCAAGCAATCCCGAACCACACCCAACGAATCCGGCGCAACGGCTTGCCTTCCAGCCGTCATTGGGTCTACGTTGCGGGTGTGAGACCGAACGGGGCCGCAATGAAGGCAATCCGCGAGGCACGGGGGATCAGCCTTCAGCAGCTCGCCAAAGACATCGGCCGAGACGTCGGCTTCCTCTCCAAGGTCGAACGCGACCAACAAGGAGCAGGAGCCGAAACCCTCCACCGCTACGCCGAGCGTCTCGCCGTGCCAATCGCCGCCATAACCCACAAGGAGACACCCCGTGATCAAGAACGATCTGGATCCCCCCACCGACGAGACCCTGATCCTGCACCTGACCCAGCTCACCGCAGCTGTTGAGCGACTGGCCTCCGGCCCGAGCCCAGCCGAGCTGGAACTGACCGCGTTCACGCCGGCGCGGGCCGCCGAACTCCTTGGCAAGACCGAGAACTGGGTGGTCGAGAACATCCAGGCCGGCCGGATCCCCCACACCTACGTCGGCAAGTCGCCGCGCATGACGGCCGACCACATCCGCTGGGTGCAGGCCCAGGGCGAGCGCGTGCCGAACAAGTACGCCAAGCCGCTCAGCACCGCCCGCGCCGCCGCCTGACCGGCAACGCAAAGAGGCCGCCGCGACCCGCTAAGCCCGCGACGACCTCACGCTCCACCCCATCCAGAGCACGCAACGAAAGGGGCTTCACGTGCCTCGATCATCCCAGACTCCGCTGGACTTCTCCCCGTTCGACGACGAACTGTCCGGCAAAGACGGCATGGGCTGCCACTGCAGCCTGTGCAACGACCTGAAGTACGCCCACGGCCGCCACGACTACCTGCTGCCGTACTCCGCCGCTCTGCACGCGGCGCTCGTGGCGGGCACGCACGTGCACGTCAGTTGGGGCGAGTGGACGGAGAAGCTCCGCTCCAACGCCCCCAGTCGCACCGGACGCGGCTACCAGTCCGCGGGCAGCTTCTTGGCGAGCGGAACCGGTATCGGCATGACTCCGGGTGGCATCACCGGTTCCACGTACCGGAAGGAGAACGGCCGATGACCGTCTCCGATCTCGACCCGTTCTGGGTCAAGGCCCGCTCCGAGTTCCTCGCCAAGGGCAGCACCTCCGCTGACCCGTCCGCGTGCGGCACCTGCCGTGGCAACGTCGCGGCCGGGGAGCCGGTGGAGCACGAGGGCTGCGCCCAGCGCGCCACGCTCCTCCAGGCCCCCGACCACCCGCACTACGAGATCCTCGCCGGCTTCTCCCTGGAGGAGAACGCGAAGCTCCCGGCCCGCTTCCACGTCCCCGTCTTCGACGACTGCGGCGTGCCGAACCTGTGGCTGTGCGCCGTCTGCCAGGAGGAGGGCGTCGTCACCGGCTGGCCCTGCGCCACGGCCACCAAGTACGGCACGCAGGTCTTCACCCCGCAGCACACCGCCGAGACCGCGCAGAAGAGCCAGCAGACGCAGGCCGCCGCCATGGCGGACGCGATCGCCAAGGCTGTCGCCGCCCTCCGCGAGCTGCAGGCCCTGGAGCCGGACCACGTGAAGGCCGCAGCCCTGTACGAGGTCGAGATGGGGCTGCGGCACGCCGCCGGAACCCAGAACGAGGTGACGGCATGACCGACTCGATCGTGGTCCGTGTCCAACTAGGCGCCTTCGACTATATGCACCCATCGGAGCAGCACACGCAGGTGGTCGTGCAGATCCCCGGACTGGCTGCCGCGTCGTGGATGCTGCCGGAGGACCACTTCCCGTTCTCGAAGAGCGAGCCGTGGCCGAGCGTTGTGGACTCCGCGCAGGAGCACTACGTGCAGCGCCGCACAGTGACGGGCTCGACTTCGGATACGGCTCGACTGGCTGTCATCGAGTGGCTGCGGGAGGACGCCAACCACGATGCGATGTACGCCGCGTGGGAGCAGGACCAGGCCCGCCGGCACCCGGTGGCGCGGAAGCTGCTGAAGGAGAACGAGGAGCTGCGGGCCCGGGTCGCCGAACTGGAAAACGCCCTGGCGGCGGCTGGCCGATCACTGTCGTCGTTCATCTTCGACTCGACCGACCCCGGCGCGGACGCGCTGGGAGCCCAGTGGCTCTACCACCAGGCGATGCCGCACGCGGACGACCCGTTCGCCCAGCCGCGCGCCTTCCGCTCCAGCGTCTTCTCCGAGGCGTCGACGGCCGTCGAGGGCATGGAGAGTCGCCCGTCGGACGGCGAGTACTCCCGCGAGTACCTCAACGGCTACACGCACGGCTTGGACGCCGCAGCCGAGCACCTGGAGAAGCTCGCCGACCAGGCGGCCGAGGGAACCGAGGTGGCGTCGTGAATGCCGAGCAGTGGAACGCCCTGTACCCGGTCGGCACTCTGGTGTTCGCCTACCCGGGCTGCCGTCCGGAGGACGGCACGGGTACCCACCTCGTGACCCGCACCCGCACCGCAGCCCAACTGTCCGCGTCCGGTGACCCGGTGGTCTGGGTGGAGGGGGAGGGCGCCTACATCGCGCTGACCCACGTCGACCCGGTGTCGGAGGAGGTGTGGGCGGAGGCTCTCGCGGCCGAGATGGCGACCGAGCAGGCTGCCACGTGCCCGACGAACCCGCCCGGTCACGACTGGGGGAACGGGCTCGCCTGCCGCTGGTGCCAGGCCACCCGCACGCCCGCCGAGGCGATCCTGTCGGGGCTCGCGTCCCGCCGGGGCGGCGACGAGACCAGCGCACAGAAGCTGGTCGACGCGCTGACCGCCGAGGCCACGGCTGCCACCTACCGGGCCGCCGCCGACCTGGTTGCCCGCTACGGGGCTGGCTCGGTCGAGCAGGGACTGTGCCGCGACATCGCCACCCAGCTTCGCCGCCGAGCCGCCGAAAGTGGCGCCGACCAGCCGGACACGCTGCCCGCCTGGCTGAACCAGCGGTTCGACCCGCGAGGTCCGGACTGGGACCAGTTGGACGAGGACGACCGCTCGTACTGGGAGCACCAAGCGCGGGCCGTCCGTCGCGCAGTCGCACGAGGCGGCTTCAAGGACGGGGCGGCGAGCTGATGGACGCCGAAACCTTCAACCGCCTGTATGCCGTCGGCACCCCGGTCCGTGCCTTCCCGGAGACGCGTGCGGAGCGCCCGAAGCTCACCCGCACCCGCACGACCGCGGTCGACGTGCAGCACGGCCTGACCGTCGTCCACGTCGACCGGCTCGCCGGCCCCATCGACATCCGCGGCATCGACCCCCTGCCCGACAACTACCCCGTGGAGGCAACGCCGTGAAGATTTCCCTCTGCAAGCACCGCTTCCCCGTCCAGCCCCCGCACGGCTCGATCCTGCGGCCCGGCGACTGCACCGGCTGCGGCATCACCTACCGCGACCGCGAGGCCGAACTGCGGCGCCAGGAAGAAGCCCTGATCGTCGGCAGCAGCCGCTACGGCAAGTGCCCCGACTGCGGCCACAACCGTCGCCTGTTCCGCTTCCAGCCGCCCGCCCAGCCCTGGCACAGCCCCGACGAGGAGATGCCCGTCAGCTTCCTCTGCATGGGCTGCTACAACACCGCTGCCGACACCCACAACGCCATGGTCAAGGGCGCGTTCGAGGCGGTGGCGGCGTGAGCGACACCAGCATCCTCAACCAGACGATCATCCTCGGCACCAACCCCGACGAGGTCGCCTTCGAAGTCCACGACGGGCACGCCTTCATCCTCCTCGGCCCCATCTCCATCGCCCTGCCCCTCACCGCCCAGCACGCCGTCGACAAACTCGCCACCGTCGCCGCCCAAGCCGCCGCCGACAACCGGGCCCGCCGACTCCGCGAGGTGGCCTGACATGGCGACCGTCATCGAGCCCCGACCGCTCGCCGACCTCGAACAGGACGCCCTCGCCCGCATCGAAGCGGAGATGGCGCGGCGGGCCCGCGGCCTGAAGCCGTGGACGCCGACCGAGTACGTCACCGAGATCGAGAAGGTCCACGTCCGCTACAACCACCGCCGCCAGTGGCTCCGCACCCACGAGCAGGAGACCACGGCATGACCACCTACCTGCATGACGGTGTCTGCTTCGACCTGGCCGTCACCCACACCGACGTGACCGGCGTCGAATGGCAGTGGTCCGGCGACTGGAACCCTGCGGGCGAGCCGTGGATGGGGGCGACCGAGCGCGGCTCCGTCATCTTCCTGCCGCCGCTGGTCACCCTGCCCGACCTGTACGTGTGGCACGGGCCGCTCATCCCCACCCCGCGCAAGGCGACCGCCAGCCTCTACCGGCGCGTCCTCCGACAGGCAGTCGCGTGACCGCCCCGCAGCCGACCCGGACCTCGCCGACCGCTGGCCTCCTCAACGCGATGGCCCGCCTGTACATCCGCCGAGCTACCCCGTTCATCGCCATCCAAGGGCGGGAGCTCGACGAGGCCCGCAACCTCAACCATCAGCTCCGCACCGCAGCCAGCGTCCGCGAATCACGGGCCGCCGGCTACTTCGACACCGACCTGGAGAAGCCGTGAGCCTCAACCTGATACCGCGCCTGAAGGGTCCCGGCCGACGCCGTGCCACCGACAAGGTCGCCGAGCTTCGCGACGAGAACCGCCGCCTTCTCGGCCAGCTGTTCGGGGCCAGCGACGCCTACCAGCTCCTCGACCAGCGGCTCACCGAGACCGCGTCCCGGCAGGCGGAGGCCGAGGAACTCGTCGTTCAGCAGCAGGCCGACATCGACGACCTCACCGCCGAAGACGACCAGCTCCGCGACGAGTTGGCCGCGCTGAAGGTCCGCTTCGGGCCTGAGCTGGCCTCCGAAGCCAACGCCCACCCGGTCACCGTGCCGCCCATGGTCCGCGACACCAGCGCCTTCGAAGACCAGGCCACCGAACCCATCAAGGTCATCACCCTGCAGGAGGCGTTCGGCAGCACCAACCCCGCCCACGTACCCGCCTGGGCCGCCCGCGCCGACGACGCCCCGGCCGCCTGACCCGCCGCCCCGCCGGAAGACACCGGCCGGCGCGGGCGGCGCACCACAGCAGAAACCCCGCCCGGGGATAGCGGGCGGGGTCCGGAACCCAGGATCCCACAAGGAGAACCCCATGATCGGTGAGACCACCGACTACCGCATGATCATCCACGGCGAGCAGCGGTACACCGTCCCAAACGCCATCCAGGCCGCGCCCGGCCTCGTCGTCTTCCGCATGCCGAACAACCAGTCCATCAACTCGGCGGCCCGCTGGCGGATCGGCCACCACGACGGACGCGCCATCGCCGAAGCCATGTGCCGCGAGAACGCCTTCAAGGGCGTCGACATCCTCGTCAAGTCCGGCATCGACTGGACGCTCGCCGAGGACGACCTCCAGAACGCGATCAGCACCGAGACCGCCCGCGGCCTGTACGTGAAGCTCTCCTACGTCTGGTGCGACGAGCCCGGCACCTCGTATATGCCCGGTGACGTCACCAGCAACGGCACCTACACCGACGCCGACATCGAGCAGGCCGCCGCCGAGTACAAGGCCGACAGCTTCAACAGCTTCGAGATCTTGACCGCGATGACGCACACCGTGCCGTGGATGGGCCTCGACACCGAGGACTTCAACGACGCCCACAACCGCATCGTCGAAGCGGCGGGAGCTGAGTGATGGGCCTCTACCACTCCGTTGGCCTCGGCTACGGCATCGAGATCCCCAACGACACCAGCATCGACGACATCGACCGCGCGCTCTTCGGCCAGCCCAACAGCCCGGACAGCGTCGGCTACATCATCGTCGGCGACCGCGACAAGACGCTCCTCGTCACCCGCTACGTGCGTGCCGAGGAGAACACCGTCACCCGGATCACCGTCGACCTCGCCACAGTCGAGGAGCTGACCGCGTGGGATGCGGCGCTGCACGCCGCCGTCGTCCGCCTCGGCCTGGCCGGCCGCCCGACGCCCGCCTGGCTGCTGATCCACGACCACAGCTAGCCCCCTCCACAACAGGAGACCCGCCGCGCTGGGCGACCCCCACGCTCCGCGGCATCCAGGCGGCCCGTCCCGCACCTCCCCCCCGTCGGGACGGGCCGCCACCACCCAGCACATCCTCAGGAGCATTACATGAGCACCGAAAGCACCACAAAACCCTCCGCGCCACTCGCGTTCATCGACTGCGAGACCACCGGCCTCAACCCCGACACGCACTCCATGTGGGAGCTCGCCGTCATCCGCCGTGAGAACGGCACCGACACCGAGCACCTGTGGCAGATCCGCCTCGCCAACTGGGAGATCGAGCAGGCCGAACCCAAGGCCATGGAGATCAACCGGTACCGCGAACGGAACGCCCTGCCCGACGACTACCAGGTCGGCGACATGACCCACGCCTGCGGGCTCCCGCACCCCATGAAGCGCGACGAACTCCGGGACCAGCTCCGCGGCATGCTCGACGGCGCCGTCCTGATCGGCTCCAACCCGGCCTTCGACGCCAGCTTCCTGAAGGTCTTCCTGGAGACGGTGCCGTGGCACTACCGCACCATCGACATTGCCACCCTCGCCGCCGGGCGCAAGCTTGGCCAGGTCGACATGGTGCTGCGGACCGGCGGCAAGCAGCTCGACTCGGACATCGTCGAGTTCCCGCTCTCGTCCCGCAACCTTTCCCGATGGGTCGGCGTCGAGCCGCCGGGAGACGACGTGGCCCACACCGCCCTCGGTGACGCCCGCTGGGCTCGCGACGTGTTCGACGCCGTCACGGGTGGCGTCGCATGACCGCCGCCGTCGAGGCCGAGGCGTCGGCCGAGGTGCAGCCCGGCCTGTACGACATCAAGGCTGAGCTCTACCACTCCGACCCCATCCCCGGCGGCAGCCTCTCCTCCACCGGCGCCCGCAAGCTGGTCAAGGACTGCCCCGCCAAATTCAAGTACTGGCTGGACAACCCGGAGCCGCCGAAGCGCCACCTCGACTTCGGCACCGCCGCCCACAGCATCGTGCTCGAAGAGGGCGACAACATCGTCGTCACCGAGTTCGACGACTGGCGCACCAAGGCGGCCCGCGAGGAACGCGACGCCATCCGCGCCGACGGCGGCGTGCCCCTGCTCTTCCACGAGGGTGAGCAGGTCACCGCCATGGTCGAGGCGCTGCGGGCCCACCCCGAGGCTGTCGAACTCCTGGAGCCCGGATCCGGCGTCGCCGAGCAGTCGGCGTTCTGGAACGACAACGGCATCTGGCGCCGCTCCCGCTTCGACTTCCTCCGCAACGACGGCCAGCTCGTCGACTACAAGACCACCCGCTCCTGCCGCCGCGAAGACCTCGAGAAGGCGTTCTGGGAGCACGGCTACATGCAGCAGCAGGACTTCTACGAAGCCGGCGGAATCGCCCTCGACCTCATCGACCCCGAGCGGCCCATGCAGTTCGTGCTCCAGGAGAAGGACCCGCCCTACCTGGTCGTCGTCACGACCTGCGACCCGATGGCCCGCAGCATCGGCCGCCACCTCAACGAGGTCGCCCTCAACACCTACGCCATCTGCCGAGCCAGCGGCGAGTGGCCCGGCTACCTGCCCAACCCGATGACCGCTCTGCCCTCGTGGGTCGAGCGCCAGTACGCCTAGGAGAACCCCATGTCCCAGCTCGGCCAGCCCGTCCGCACCGCGCCCCGCGCGGCACAGAACGGCACCGACCAGCAGTTCTCGTTCCGGCCCGCCTCCAAGGCTGGCCGCAAGGCCCGCGTCTCCATCCAGGGCATGTCCGGCTCCGGCAAGACCTGGACCGGCCTCGGCATCGCCCACGGCCTGTCCGAAGGCCGCAAGTTCGCCGTCATCGACACCGAGAAGGGCGCCGCCAGCCTGTACGCCGGCATCGGCGGCATCCAGTTCGACACCTGCCCCATGGACCGCTACGACCCCCGCGACCTGGTCCGCGTCCTCGAATCCGCCGCCCAGGCCGGCTACCCGACCGTCTTCGTCGACAGCCTCTCCCACTTCTGGAAGGGCACCGACGGCACCCTCGACCAGGTCGAGAAGGCGTCCAGCCGGTACGGCGGCAACAAGTTCGCCGGCTGGAAGGACGGCACCCCCATCCAGAACGACATGGTCGCCGCGATCCTCGACTACCCCGGCCACGTCGTCTGCTCGATGCGCTCCTACACCGAGTGGGTGCTGGAAGGCGGCAAGCCGCAGCGCGTCGGCACCCGGCCCGAGCAGCGCAAGGGCATCGAGTACGAGTTCGACCTCGCCGTCTCCATGGACATCGACAACACCCTCGAAGTCCTCAAGTCCCGCTGCCCCGGCCTGAGCCGGCAGGTCATCAAGCGCCCGCAGGGCGCCCGCGACGTCGCCGGGCCGCTCCTGTCCTGGCTGGCCGCCGAGCCGAAGCCGGACGCCGACGACGAGCTTCCCCCGCAGTAGCCCGCACACGCGAATGGGCCGCCCGCGGGCAATGCGGGCGGCCCCTCACCCGACAAGGAAACCACCTGATGAAGGCACTGACCATCCGCCAGCCCTGGGCGGGCGCGATCGCCCACGGAACGAAGCGGGTCGAGAACCGCACCTGGAAGCTCCCCGCGAAGTACGAGGGCGCCCGCATCCTCATCCACGCCGGCGCCCAGCCCGACCGCCACGCGCAGGTGTACGGCGAACACCTCGACGTGTACTCCGCGATCGTCGCCGTCGCCACGATCACCGGCTGCCACTACGACAACGGCAACCAGGTCTGCTGCAGCTACTGGGCCCAGCCCGGCCTCTACCACTGGACCCTCGCCGACGTGACCGCCCTCCCGGAGCCGGTGCCCGCCAAGGGCGCCCTCGGCTTCTGGACGGCGGACGACGACGTGCTCGCCGCCATCCAGGCGCAGCTCGCCGACACCGCCACTGCCATCTGACCCACCCATCGGGAGCCGCCCCGCCCGAATCGGGGCGGCTCCCGGAACCAGGAGAGCACACCGCCGTGAGCATCAACGAAACCGTCAGCCGCAACGTGCGAGCCCTGCGCATCGCCCGCGGCTGGACCCAGGAAGAGGCCGGGCGCTACTTCGGCGAACTCACCGGCGCCCCGTGGTCCAACGCCGTCTGGTCCGCCGCCGAACGCCAAAGCCGCCCCCGCGACTGGACCGCCTTCGAGATCGTCCACCTCAGCCGCCTCTTCGGTGTCCCGCTCGGCGACCTCTTCCAGCCCGAGAGCCCCATCCCGACCTGCCCCACCTGCGGACAAGAGGTACCCCGATGAGCCACGTCCAGCCCGCGTTCGACGGCACGGAGATAGCCGCCGCAGCGCCCGCGAAGACCCGCCGAATAGTCGACGACTACGAAGCCTGGGTCGACGAAGTCTGGCCCTACTTCGTGGCCGCCGCGGACACCGGCCAGCCGTTCACCGTCGACGAGGTCAGCCGCAAACACCGACTCCCCGACCCGCCCTCCCCGAAAGCGCAGTGGGGAAGCCTGCCCGGCCGCCTACAGAACGACGGAATCATCCGCCACCACTCCGGCGGCACCAGCATCCGCGCCGGCCACTCCATGGTCCACGTCTGGATCGGCGTCCCCGCCCACCAGCGGGAAGCCGTCGCCGCCGCCCGACGCGAAGCACGCCAGCAGGCCCGAGCCGCCAGGAGGGCCGCCGCATGACCGTCGACCAGCTGGCCGCCGCCATCGACGCCTACACCTGGCTCGACACCCAGCTCGCCGTGTTCGGCCCCGGCGTGATCCTCGCCGTCGGATTCCAAATCCTGTGGCGCCTCACCTGGCGCACCCTCGACCGCCTCGCCGACGCCCACGACCGCATCACCGCCGCCCGCGAACTCCTCGCCGACACCCGGCCCGCAGAAGACACCCAGCCCGGCACCGACACCCAGCTCCTCAACACCTGCCACGCCACCTGGAACACCGACACCCCGCCCCGGAAGGAGAAGTCGTGACCACCGCCGCCAAGCCCCGGCCGGCGCACGGAACCAGCGCACGTGGATACGGAAGTCCCGGCCGCTGGCCCCGCTGCAACTGCACCCCCTGCCGGACCGCCCGCAACCGCCACCAGAAGCACAACCGCATCAACCGCGAACTCGGACGCAGCCCCTTCACCAGCCCCGACAAGGCCCAAGCCCACCTTCGCCTCCTCCACAAGACGATGAGCTGGGACAGCCTCGAAGCGGCAACCGGCGTGTGGTTCAGCAACCTCATCGCCATCTACCACGGCCAACGCACGAAGATCCGCCACGAAACCGAAGCGAAGATCCTCAACGTCCCGAACCCCAGCGACGGCGACCCCGGCCAGTACATCGACTGCACCGGCAGCACCCGCCGACTCCAGGCACTCTCGGCCCAAGGCCACTCCTACGCCACCCTCTCCACGGCCGCCGACACGTCACCCAACCGGATCATGTCCATCGCCAACGGCCGGCAGCCCACCATTCGCCGAACCCTCGCCAACCGGATCGCCGCCGCCTACGCGCAACTGCGAACCACACCGCCCGAACCGGACAGGCACACGAAGCGAACGCTCAACGTAGCCCGCAGCAAAGGCTGGCGAGACCCCCAGTGGTGGGAGGACTACGGCCACATCGACGACCCCGCGTTCGACCCGGACACAGCGGACCGCGAGCTCAACTTCTTCGAACTCGCCGATCTCCGCCGTTCCGAGATCGAACACCTCGCCTGGTGCGGCTACAGCCCCAAGCAGATCGTCGGCCGGCTCAACAGCGAGGTCTCCATCTCCACCGTCCGGCAGATCGTCCAGGAATGGCGCACCGGACAGAAACGCGAGCGGAAGCAGGTTGCCGCCGCCTAACCCACGACAAAGGCCCCGCCGCGTGGCGGGGCCCGGAGGACGAACGAAAGGAGGAAGGGATGTCAGGCGTTCCGGTTGTACTTCGCTTCGAAGAACACTGTGGGGTCGTCGTCCCGCCGGAGAGTCACTTCAGGCCGCGGGGACGCGTCTGGCCGCTTGGGGAGCGTCGCCTTCGGCCTGCGCAGGTACCAGGCGATGAATTCGCGGACCAGGCGGGACCGCTCCCGTTCTCCCACGAGCACGCCGAAGTCATCCCAGTCCTTCTGCGGGATACGGACGGGACGGGCGGTCGTGTGGGTCTCCTTCGGGGCCATGGTCCGAGCGTAGCGCGTGTGTGTACACGAGCGCCAGATAGGGCGTTGCCGTGTACGTACACGACCGGTAAGGTCGTGTACGTACACGGAGGCGTCAAGTCGAGCCCCCCGTCTACCCCTTTGCGCCCTCAGAACGACCAGCGCAGAACGATCAAAGGACACCACTCAATGGCCGTCTCCAAGCGCCTCCGCTACGAGATCCTCCGCAGGGACAACCACACCTGCCGCTACTGCGGCACGTCCGCCCCGGACGTCCCGCTGCGCGTCGATCACGTCACCCCCGTCGCGCTCGGCGGCACCGACACGCCCGACAACCTCGTCGCCAGCTGCGAGCCGTGCAACAGCGGCAAGAGCAGCGCAACCGTCGACTCCGCCGTCGTAGCCAACGTCAGCGACGACGCCCTCCGCTGGGCTGACGCCATGAAGCAGGCGGCGGAGGATCTCCGCCAGCTGCAGGCGCCGAAGAACGAGTACCGCGAGTCCTTCAGGAAGACCTGGAGCGGATGGACTCGAGAGAACGGCTGGAAAACCGAGCGCGTCGAACTGCCCGACAGTTGGAAGGGCAGCCTCGACGCCTTCTATGCGGCCGGCCTGCCGCAGGAAGTCTGGCCCGACATCGTCGAGAAGGCCATGACCAACCCCACGGTCAGGATCGACAACACCTTTCGCTACGCCTGCGGAATCGGCTGGCGCATGGTCAAGGAACTCCATGAGCGCGCGCAAGAGATCGTCACCCCGTCAACGAAGAAGGCCCCCGGCTCGCTCAGCCTGATCGGACAGGCGGCCGTCGACCGCTGGGCCCGCGCGTGGGCATCTGATCTGGAAGCGGAGCCCTCGGGCGAACTGCGCGCCCAGTTCGCGCGCAGCCTCATGGAACTTGAGGCATGTAGCGAATGGACAGACCCCGAGCAGTTGATCAGGGCGGCCATCTTCGGCGGATCTACAGGCGTCTCAACCATCCAGGATGCGATGGCCGGGGCCACCGACCAGGAACGTGCCGACGTCGTCATCGAGTGGTGCGACGCCTGGACCGAGCTCGACGGGCTATCCACGTACATTGAGCCACCGGACACGTTCCTGCTCAGGGTCGTCCAGAACCAGGTCGACGACCTCGCGGATGGCGGCGTATCGCTGGACCGCATCAGGCGCGCCGCACTCCTCGCCGGCTCCCACCACTCCTCGGAGCTGCACCACGGACTGCGCCCGAACGAACTTGAGTACACCGGCGTCGATGCATTCCGGCACCGTGCTGTCGACCTTTGGTCGCGCAGCTTCCGCGCGGGTGCCAACCGGTGGCCCGAGGCCGAAGAGCGAAGCGCGTTCATGAACCACTACAACCGCGTGGTCGCCGACGGCGACTTCTACCTCAACGACGTCCTCGCCGCCGCAGCCGCAGCAGGCGCCTACCAGGACACCGACCTCGCCACCTGCCTTCCGCGGCACCTCTCCGTTCTGGAGATCGCCGCGCAGCCGCTGGGCGGTGCCGCCTGATGGACCACACCGAAACCTCCAGGGAGAACTGATGCCCTGGTTCAGGATCGACGACAAGGCGCACTCCCACCCGAAGCTGATCAAGGCTGGGAACGCTGCGCTCGGTCTGTGGCTGCGCTGCGGCTCCTACGCCGCACAGCACCTGACCGACGGCATCGTGCCTGGCGTCGTCGCCGAGCTGTACGGCACCAAGCCGCAGGCGGCCAAGCTCGTCAAGGCCGGCCTGTGGCACGAGCACGGCCACAACTGCCCCGACGGATGCCCCGCCCCGGCGCCCGGCGACTATGTCTTCCACAACTTCCTCGACGACGGCCGCAACACCTCCCGCGCCCGCGCCGAGGCCGAGCGGAAGAAGGCCCGCGACCGCCAGTCGAAGCACCGCGAGGGCGCCCGCGGGGGGCGTCCCAGCGACCGAAAAGGCGATGGAAACGCCGACGAATCGAAGGACTTTACCTTCGATTCGTCCTCCAAAAAAAGTGAAAGTGCTTCGGAAAAATCTCAAAGTTCCGACAGCAGTGCAGGTCAGAGCGGGTTGTCACGGCGTGACGCTTCCGTCACGGGTATCCATGCCGCTGCCACTCCATACCCCAGTACTTCCTACGGAAGTACTGGTGCTGCTAGCGAGCCGCGAGCGGACGGCCTCCCCGACCCCCTCGCCGAACTGAAGCGGGGCATCGCCAACGCGGGCCTCGCAGGCGTCGGCTGGGACCTCCGAGAGTCCGGCTGGGAGTACACGCGGCAAGCCATCAACCGCGTCGGCGTCGCCGCGATGGTCGCCTTCGCCGTTAACTCCGCCCGCCTCAAAGGCGTACCGGCCGGGGCCTCCGCCTGGGTGCAGGGCTGGCGAACCCTCGAGGCCCCCGAGGAGCAGAACGGAATCGCGTACTTGCCCACCGCAGTCGGGCAGAGCGGCCCCGTCCCCCGTCAGCAGCAGGAAACCAACGACCTCTTCGACCGCGCCATGCAGCGCGCCAAGTCCCGCATGCAGGAGGATCAGTGACCCCCGACGAAGCTGTAGTGCTCGCCCGCTACGTGCGAGCCCTCTGCCCCCAGCAGAAGTTCGACGAGTACACCCCGGATGCCTGGCACGACGTCCTCGCCGACTTCGCCCTCGCCGATGCCCGTGCCGCCGCCGCCGCCGTAGCCCGCAAGCAGCCGTTCGTCAGCCCCGCCGAGATCATTGCGGAGATCCGACGCACCCGGGACGACCGCGCCTCCGACATTCAGGGGCCTGGCCTGCCCGCCGAGGTGCCGGACGCCGACCCGGACGACGTCCAGGCCTACCTGGCGGCCCTCCGTGGTCAGCGCACTCGTGCAGCGGACGGTCAGGTGATGAAGCGCCGTCCTGTCGCTGAGCTCCTGGCCGGCGTCGGCCGGGAGATCCCGGACGAGGTGGCCGTCGTAAGACGTCCGGGCCCGCTGGGCATCGAGTGCCCCGCGTGCGGAGCACCGATAGGCAGGCCCTGCCGGATGGACAGCGGTCGGGAACGCGCTCCCCACTCGGCACGGTCTGGCCGTGACGAGCAGGCCGAGATTGAACGCCGCAAGGCGGCCTCGGCCCGCATCCTCGGCAGCCAGACGGACGAAGGTCCCGGCGTCGAGGAGGCGTCGTGAGTGACGCGCAGATCCCGGACGACGACGGCATCCAGGTTGAGGACATGCGGGCGGTCCGTGCCGGCGGCCGGGCTGAGCTTCGGGCGCTGATGCGGGCGCAGATCGACATCGGCCGCGCACGCCGCACCGAACCTGCCAAGCCGGCGGCGGCCCCGAGCCCGCCGGGTCACCGTCCGGGCGCCTGGCCCACCGGCAGCTCGCCACCCGGCCGGCCGCCGGAGTGGGACCTGCCGAAGGCCGCCTGGGATGCGGCGGTCCGCCACTACCGCAACACCGAGCACTTCCCCGACCAGCCCTGCGACTGCGGCAACTGCCCGCCAGAGGAGAACCAGTGAAGCCCGAGATCGAGTTCAGCAACGCGGCCCAGCGGCTGCGCACCCAGCCCGACGCGCCGCAGGACCCCGAGGTCATGGAGCAGGTGGCCGACTGGCTGGGCTGCCAGGCCATGCTCGACCCCGAGGACCGCGGCGGCGACACCTGCACCTGGTGTGACGGCAACCACGCCCTGCTGATCGCCCGTGCCGTGAACGGGGGCCGTCGATGACCACTCGCCAGCCTGCCGCCCAGATGCCGGAGTCCCTGCGGCACGTGCTCCGCGCGAAACAGCACCCGGCGCGGTCCGTCGCCTGCCCGCACTGCGGGGCTGCCGCGCATCGGCCGTGCCGGGTCCGCACCCGGAACACAGTCCTCAGCCAGCCGCACCCGCAGCGGGTGTCGGACTGGGCTCAGGCCACAGCCTGCTGCCCGCAGTGCCAGGTTGGTCTGGCCACCCCGTGCCACGAGGACGGCCGCGCCCGCCGCACCGTCCACGCCCGCCGCTACCAGGAAGCCGAGGCGACCGCCGCATGAACGCCTACGAGCGCCTGATGGCCGAAGCCGTCCCAACGGGCACGTTCGGGCACTCACGCCCCGAAAGGCCGCGAGAGGCCCCTTCGCGGCCCTCCTGGACCCCGGAGGAGCAGGCCGCGCACCGCGCCGAACTCGAAGCCGCACTCGTCGGCTTCGAAACCCGCGGCCCGCGACGGCCCCTGCTCCGGGTCATCGACGGCACCGCCGCCTCGGGCCCGACGCCGCCGCCGGACGCCTGCACCTGCGCCCGCTGCGGCGGCAACCCCAACAGCACCACGACCCACCAGCCGCAGGAAGGAATCGCCGCATGAGCCCGCTGCGTATCGGCTCCCTGTTCACCGGCACCGGGGCCCTGGACCTGGCCGTGATGGACGTGTACGACGCCGAGGTCGTTTGGCACTCGCAGTACGAGCCGCCGGACAAGAACGGCAAGGAAGACAAGAACCAGTACGCGGCGAAGATCCTCGCCCGGCACTGGCCCAACGTCCCGAACCTCGGCGACATCACAAAGATCGACTGGCAGGGCGTCCTCGACGAGCACGGGCCGGTCGACATCCTCACCGGCGGCTTCCCCTGCACCGACGTCTCTTCGGCTGGCCGCCGCGCTGGCCTTACCCCCGAAACCCGCTCCGGGCTGTGGAACCACATGGCCCACGCCATCTCCATCCTCCAACCGAAACTCGTGGTGATCGAAAATGTCGAAGGGCTCCTCTCGGCGCCGGCTGCCAGCGACATGGAACCCTGCCCGTACTGCGTGGGAGACGGACACGCTGAGCCTGTACTGCGGGCATGCGGAGCCGTTCTTGGGGACCTGGCCAGCCTCGGGTTCGATGCGGAATGGGGCCGCTACGGCGCGGACGAAGTCGGCGCCCCCCACCGCCGCCGCCGCATCATCATCCGCGCCTGGCCGGCTGCTTCCGACACCGAAGGCTTCGGACATGGACCGCGGCGACTGCCCATCGGAGCGGGCTCGGCGCTCGCCGATGCTGGAATCGGTGGCGCGGATGCTGCCGACCCCGGCCGCCCCGGACTGGAAGTCGGGCGAGTCGAACCTGATGGACCGGAACTCCCGGCCGCTGAACGAGGTCGTCGTGAACTGCCTGCCGTCGCCGACGAGCCCGTCTGCCCGACCTGCGGATGCGGCGAGTGGATGCACGACGCCGGAGGATTCTGCGCAGGATGCCACGGCTGCACCGACCCCGAACTCGGACGGCCAGGTGAAGCTGCTGCCGACGCCAGCAGCGTCGAACCCGAACGACGGGGAGTCGCTGGAGTCCTGGGAAGCCAGGCGGCAGCGCAACCTGGAGAAGGGGATCAACGGGAACGGGCAGGGCACGCCGCTGGCGATAACCGTGAAGCTGCTGCCGACCCCCAGAGCCACGGACGGAACGAAGGGCGGACCGAACCAGCGCGGCAGCAAGGGCGACCTGATGCTGCCGAGCGCGGCAGCGCAGCTCCTGCCGAAACCACCTGCCCCACCTGCCTCTGCCTCAAGTCCGAGCACGCCCCCGACGGGCTATGCAACGGATGCCTTCACTGCACCGACCCCGAACTCGGACAGCCCGGATTCTGCCCCGATGACTGCCCCGTCTGCGCCGCCGAAGCTGCTGCCGACACCGACAGCCAGCGCGACGGAGAAGAGCACCAGGGCCCTCACCTCGTCCACGGGGAACGGCCGGCGGACGGGCGGAGGACAGTCCAGCTCCCTCGGCCTGACGGAGATCGCAAAGCTGGCGACAGGGGAACGCCCCGACAACCTGCCGGCGAACGAGGATCTGCCGCCCAGCAGCAGGCGGATCGTCGAACAGTTCTCGACCTCCGAGAAGGCGAACCCGACCTCGACTGGGGCGACTACGGACCCGCCATCCGCCGCTGGGAGCGAGTCCTCGGACGACGAGCCCCTTGGCCAACCGACGCTCTGGGACGTCTGAGCCCCGTCTTCACCGAATGGCTGATGGGCCTGCCCGACGGCTGGGTCACCGACACGCCCGGCCTCACACGGCCCGCCATGCTCCGTGCCCTCGGCAACGGGGTCGTCCGGCAGCAGGCCGCCTACGCGCTGCGGGACCTCCACACCCGCGCCGGCGACGACACCACGGAGGAGGCCGCATGATCGTCGACTTGTTCGCCGGTCCCGGTGGCTGGGACGTGGGAGCCACCCGTCTCGGTCTCGACGTGACCGGCATCGAACGCGATCACGCCGCATGCGAGACCCGCCGCGCCGCTGGGCTCCGCACGGTGGAGGGCGACGTCCGCGCCTACGGGCCCGCAGACTTCCCCGACGCCACCGACATGATCGGCTCCCCGCCGTGCCAGCCGTTCTCCGTTGGCGGCAAGGGCCGCGGCAGGGCCGCCCTGGACACCGTCCTCGGCCTGGCACGGCGGCTGGCCGCACGCCAGGACATCGGGGAGGCGCTCGTCGGCTTCGACGACGAGCGGACCGGCTTGGTCCTGGAGCCGCTGCGGTGGGCGCTGGAAGCGATGGACGCCGGCCGCCCGTACCGGACGATCCTCCTGGAGCAGGTGCCGACGGTGCTGCCCGTGTGGGAGGCGCTCGGTGAACTCCTGCGCGCCGAGGGCTACAGCGTGGCGACCGGCCGACTGTCCGCCGAGGAGTACGGCGTCGCGCAGACCCGGGTGCGTGCCCTTCTCGCCGCCAGCCTGGACGGGGAGGCCCGGCTGCCGCAGCCCACGCACCACCGGTACCGCAAGGGCGTCACCGAAGTACAGGAAGTCTTCGGGCTGGAGCCGTGGATTTCCATGGCCGACGCGATCGGCTGGGGCATGACTGCCCGGCCGGCGCTCACCATCGCTGTCGGCACAGCAGCCGGCGGGCCCGATCCGTCGTGCGTCGGCGGATCCGGTGCCCGCGCCACCCTCTACGGCGAACGCGACGCCGGACGCTGGATCGACTGCACCCGCATCGTCGACGCCGACAGCCTGCCCGCCTACCGCGGCGGACGCCGGGACACCATCCGCCTGTCCGTCCAGGACGCGGCGATCCTCCAGTCGTTCCCCGCCGATCACCCGTTCCGGGGGAGCCGCACCAAGCAGTTCGAACAGATCGGCAACGCCGTGCCCTGCCTGCTGGCCGAGCACGTCATCGCCGCCGCGTTCGGGCTGCCGCTGTCCAGCGGTCAGATCGCGGAGGCCGCCTGATGTCCCGCTGCACGGCGTGCGGCCGGCGCCTACGCCGCCCGTCGCCCACCGGCCTCGGACCGGTCTGTGCCCGCCGACTCAACCCCGCCCGGCCCGTCCGGCGCCTGCCCGGGTGGCCGAACCCGCAGTCGTCCACTGCGACGGCCAGACCGCCCTCGACCTGAACCACCACCAGCCCAGCCTCTGGTCGCTGTGACCAGCCAACCCGAAGGAGAAGCAATGACCACCAACCTGACCGTCGTTGTCGACGGCGAGCACGTTCCGCTCGACGCCTGCGGATGGTTCGAGCGGCGCCCGTGCGGCTGCATCGTCGCCGCCGCCGTTGCCGTCGTGGAGGCCAGGGACGACAGCGGCTGGGTCCTGGCCACCGCCGACCAGGCCCACCGGCACATGAACCCGACGAAGCGTGACCGTGACCGCGCCGCCAAGGCCGGGCTGCGAACCGAACTGATGACCATGGCCCACTACCGCGAGCACGTCGGCGCCAACTGGGAGTGCGAGCAGCACGCCGCGGCGAAGACCGCTGCCCCCACCCCGTGAACGAGGCGACCCGGCGTGCCTCTAACACGCCGGGTCTCCGCCGGACCCTACCCGCCAAGGAGACCCCGATGACCAACACCACCCACGACGCCCCCGGCAGCTACTGGTACGGACTCGCCGCCGACACGGGCCGCGTCTTCACCCCCGGCCCCGACGACATGGAGGACTGCTACGACGGCGTCCTCGTCGCCTCCCTCGGAGATACCGGCGACGCCATCGCCCTGACCGGCGACAAGCGCCAGGCCCTTGAGGCGCTGGACCAGTACTACCGGCGCGTCTGCGGGCAGCCCAACCTGCTTGACGCCGCCACTGCGGATCTGCGGGACGCCTACTACTGGCTCGACGCCGGCCACGCCCTGTTCACCCGGCGCGCGGACGGCGGATGGACGGTCACGGCCGCCGCCGAGACCACGCCCGGCGCGGTCCCCGTCACCTGGTTCCAGACCCCCGGACCCGTCCCGCAGCCCTACACGCGGCGCGACGACCCGACACTGCCCGCCGGTTCCGCTTGAGGACCGGTGGCGTCGAAACCGCACATAATCCGACACCCACACCACCAGGAGCGACCCAATGACTGAGCAGCCCTACCAGCGCACCGACGGCCCCATCCACGGCTGGTTCAGCCTCAGCTACAGCAACTACCAGGTGCTGCACCGCACCCTCATGCAGTCCATGCCGGTCGCCTGGCAGGAGCGGATGGTCGCCTGCCTCGAAGAACTCCGCGACGCCTACGAGCACATCGACCAGCCCGAGTGTTTCGAGGTACAGGCCGCGACCGAGCACATCGTCAACGAGATGGGCGATGAGCAGTTGAAGCAGGCCGGGATCACCGAGGACTGGTACGGCGGCGAGACCCCACCGAAGGAACTCACCGACGTTGAGTTCGCTGCCTGGCAGGCGCAGTACGAGACCGCCGAACCGGTCTGCTACGACCGCGACGGCAACGAACTGGACCGGCACGCGCGCGTCCTGCTTCCGGCCGTCGATCCGATCCCGCACTACCGGCACGCGTACATCGAGCCGCGACTGCCAGACGACTACCCCGGCTGCGAGTCCGCCACCCCGTGAACCCTGGCCGGCCGCCCGCGCAGTCGAAGTGCGCGGGCGGCCGGTGCCCGAACCCTACCCACCCACCAGGAGGAACCCCGATGACCGCCCCGCACACCCCGGCTGAGGCCGTGCAGTACTGGTACGACGCTGCCACCGAGCGGCGGGAGGAGCGTGACCGGCTGCGTGCCGTCGTGGCCCGTATCCGGCAGATGGTCGACTACTGGGAGCAGCGCCTCCCCGAGACGATCCGGACCCCGGCCGTGGTGTCGGCGCTGCGTGCCGCGCTGGACCGCGCTTCTGCCGTCCCGCTGCCGCCCTCCGTCCCGTCCGCCCCCGATGCGATCGCCTCCGCGGTGCTCGCCGTCGTGGAGGCCGCGGGGGGCGACACGCTGACGCCGGACGCGCGTGCGGAGGCGCTCGCCGGGATCGCCGCCGTGCTGCCCGCGACCACCCGCCACGACACCGACGAGCGCATCGAGCAAGCCGAGGCCGACGCCGAACTGCACGCCCGCAACACGGAGACGGTGGCCCGCGAGCGCGAGTCGTACCGGGCGGCGTGGAAGGACGAGCAGCGGCGACGCGCCGAGGCTGAGGCCGAGCTGAAGCGGCTGCGCTGCATGGTCGACGAGTACGGAGACGGGGCAGGCGCCCTCACCCGCAAGCTCAAGCGCGTCCGCGACCTCCACCGTGAGACGTGCCCTTCCGGCCTCAGCTGCGGCATGTGCGAGCTGCTGGACGCCCCAGCTGACCCGCTGCGTCGTGTGGCCGACGAGACGACAGCCACCGAGACGCAGGCCGTCGCGCCCGTGCAGCACACCCCGGGCAAGGCCATCCGCTGCTCCGACTGCCGCGCCAAGGGCTACACGGTCTGCCTCCCCGAGCCCGCCGCCGGGGCGCGGCAGGACGGGGCGTCGTCGTGATGGTCGCCGAGGCGTTGGACGTGCTGTGGACGCTGCTCGTCGCGGGCGGGCTCTGGCTGCTCGGCATGGCGGCCGTGCTGACGCTCGTCCTGTGGACGGCCGCCGTCACCGTGTACGCCGTCGTGCGGGGGTCTGTGCGGGCGCTGGGCGGCCTGTGGCGGCTCTGGCGCCCCGGACGTCGCCCGCGCCCCTCCTGGGCCCTGAGAGGCCGCACAGCATGCCGCTACGCACGCCGCCCGCCCGCACCCGACTACGAGGAAGCCGCATGAGCCGCCGACGCACCTACACCCGCACCTGCACCACCCACGGCTGCCGCGAGACCAGCCACATCGAGTACACGGCCCGCCGCGACCTCGAAGGCGTCAGCAAGACCTGGACGTGCCGCAAGCACGACAAGCCCGACGAGTACCTGTCCCCGACGAACCGCGAGCAGACCACCGCCCTGGAACTGCATGCCAAGTGGCGCACCAACATGCACGGCGAGCGAGTGCCGAGCGGGGACTACTGGGGCCCTGAAGGAGACCCCGAGAAGGCGCACCACGGGATCGTCTCCGGCCCCGGCTTCTGGGCGGAAGCGAAGCGGTTCCCGCCCGGTACGCGGCTGATCGTCACCGCCCGCATCGAACTCCCCGACACACCCGCCTGACCTGCCCTCACCGGCCCCGGCCCGCCCGGCCGGGGCCCCACCCGAAAGGCCACCACCATGACCGCCACCCGCTTCGCCGCCGTCTACGCCGCCCTCGTCGCCGCCCACGAAGTCGCCGACCACTGGGTCCAGATCGACGCGCACGCCACCGTGAAGGGCCAGCCCGACCGTGAGGGCGCCGTCGCCTGCGCCAAGCACTGCCTGACCTACACGGCCACCCAAGCCGCCGCCCTCGCCGCAGTGCAGCGCGCCACCGGCATGCGGCTGTCCTGGAAGCGTGCTGCCCTCGGCCTCGCGATCTCTGCGGGCACGCACTACATCGCCGACCGGCAAGGCGGCCACTGGCGCGACGAGGAGCCGCGCGGCATCGTCCGTCTCGCCGCCGCAACCGGGCACGCGGGCTGGCTGAAGCGGGACCCGAACGCGGGCTACCTGATGGACCAGGCGTGGCACAAGGGCTGGATCTTCGTCGCCGCGCTGGTCGCCGCGAGCGCAGGCGAGACCCGATGACCCCGGCTCGGCGGACGGCTGCCGCCTGCCACCTCGGCGCCGGCGTCTCCACCCTCAGCGCCGTCGCCTCCCTCCCCTGGCACCCCTGGCTCGCCGTCCCCGGGCTGGCCGGCGCCGCCTTCCTCCTGTGGGCCGCGGCATCCGCCCGGGGAGCAGAGCAGCGCCGCCGGGCCCAACACGACCACCTCACCCACGCCGCCGCATCCGACGCGGCCCTCCTCAACCCCGACCCCGACCACCGGAGCGCAGCATGATCGACCGGATCCCCTTCGACGCCCTCACCAGCGACCAGTTGGACGCCCTCTACGACCAGCTCGACGCTGCGCACCGCCGGATCAAGACGCTGGAGCACGTGGCCGCGGGCAACAAGCGGCACGTGCAGGCGATCGTGCCCGACCTGGAACGCGCCGAGGCTGCGCTCGTCCGCGTCCACCACCTCGCCGACCTCATCCACGCAGGCGCCCCCTGGACCGCCAACCACAGCGAACTCGCCACCCGCATCCGAGCCGCCATCACCGGACCCACCACCACGGAGAAGTGACCATGAGCGCCCACCGGCTGTTCGAACTGCACCGCGACGTCGACGTTTCCGGCGTCTCCGGCACCGGCAAGGTCGCCGAAGGAGCCATCTTCAGCGACGGCCACGCCGCCATCCACTGGCTCGGCACCTGGCCCACGACCACCCCACACCCCAGCGTCGCCTCCATCAAGGCCGTCCACGGTCACGGCGGCGCCACCCGCATCGTCCTCGCCGACGATCCGAGCGACCGTCTCGCCCGCATCGCCGAAGCCCACCGCGCGGAAGTCGTCAGCGGGATGACGTCGGGGCTGTGCGTCGAGTGTGAGCACCGGTGGCCGTGCCCGACCTACGTGTGGAGCACGGAAGCCCGCGATCCGCTGGCCACGTGGGACCCCGCCGACGACGAGTAACCCGCCACCCGACGAAGGGGCGTGCCTCTCGACATCCCCAGGCCAGGCACGCCCCCCCCCACCCGCACCCCGATCTGGAGGCCACCATGCCCCGCCGACCACTGCACTGGCAGCCTGACGACACATCGGCTGCGATCCTCGCCGCCTACACCCGCCGCGGAGACCGGCCCCGCGACGTCCTCCGTCGCGCCCTACTCCTCCTCGCCCACGCCGACGGCCTGTTGGACACCCGCGGCAAAGTCCACACCCAGCACCGGCGGAGGGTGCCGTGAGGCAGCTGACCGCCCGGCAGCGGGAAGTCCTCATCCTTGCCGCGAACGGCAACCCCAACAGCACCATCGCCGCCTGGCGCGGTGTCACCGTCCACTCCGTCGCCGAAATCCTGTCCGCCGCCTACCGCCGGCTCGGCGCCACAGACCGAGCCCAAGCTGTCGCCATCGCCCTGGCCGTCGGCGAGATCGGCATCCACCAGATCCACATCCCCGACCAGCAGAGAGAAGCCGCATGAAGCCGTACCGCGTGCTCGTCACCGGCTCCAGAGACTGGCCTGCCCCCGAGACGGTGTGGGCTGCCCTCAACGAGGTCCGCGACGAAGCCCTGATCACCAGCCGTCGACTGGTCGTCGTCCACGGCGCATGCCCTCGAGGCGCCGACGCGCACGCAGTCCACTGGTGCAAGACCGCCAACGGATTCGTCAACGGCGTCACCGAGGAAGCCCACCCCGCCAACTGGGACCTGGAGGGCAAGCGGGCCGGGTTCATCCGCAACGCCCGCATGGTCAACCTCGGCGCAGACACCGTGCTGGCTTTCATCAAGGACGGCAGCCGCGGCGCCACCCACACCGCACGCCTCGCCGACCAGGCTGGCATCCCCGTTCGAAGGTGGACCGCATGACCGACTTCCCGACCAGCCTGCCCTGCAATCACGCCCGTCTGCGGCAGGAGCACGGCCCGCACGGCTGGGAGCCGCAGCCCGGCATGAACCCCGTCCACTGCCCCGGCCACGACCAGCCCGAGCCGGCCCCCACCCCGCCGTGGACCCAGCTCGAGGCGCGCGCCTTCAACGCGGTCCTGCCCGCGCTGCGGGAGGCGGTGGAGTGGCTGCCACTGTCCGCCCGGCGTGCCGTAGCCCGCGCGGTCCTCGCCGAACTCCAGCCCGACCTCGAGCGCCTCGACAAGTACCGGGCATGGCTGGCCGCGGAAGTCGAAAAGGCGGAGCGCGCCGACCGCGTCACCGAGGAACGCGGCGGCATCCGGGATGAGCTGAAGATCAGTCCGCACAACGGGATCGCCACCGGACTCCGCAGCGCCCTCCACGGCCTCGACACCGCGAAGGAGGCCTGATGCGCGGCGACGACATCCTCACCCGCATCGACGACACCCTCGACGTCTGGGAGTTCAGCGGCGACGCCATGCACCACCAGCCCGCCGAGGGCGAGCCGGCAGGTGGCGCGGTGATCGTCGACGAGTCGGGTAGCTGGGCCGTCAACGCCCGGGACGCGCTCGGCGCACACCTACTGCGGGCGGAGATCAACCGCCTGCGCCGGGCGGCCATATGCACCGAGAACGCGGCGCCCCAAGCCGGTCACTGACGAAGCCCCCGCCCCTCCGTGCAGGAGGCGGCGGGGGCTTCGTCGCGTTCAGAACGTTCCGGTGCAGGCCAGGCACACGTGCGACGACTCCCACGCCGTCCGCTTCGCCTCAACCTGCTGCGCCGACCGCCACGCGAGCGCACCCCACGCGCCGGCGCCCGCGACAACGAGGAGCCCGGCGAGACTTCCGCTGACCAGCAGCAGCACCCCCACCGCGACCGCCGCCAACGGCAGCCAGTACGAGGCCTGCGGCACCTCCGGCGGCGCGTACCGGCCTTTCAGCGGCGAGTCGGCGGGCAGGGACGCCCAGTAGTGCGGAAGATCCGCAACATTCGGTGACAAACACTTGACGGACGGGCAAGCGATCACATCAACTCCCAAGCAGCGGCAGACCGGGACAGCAGAGTCAGGGGGTACCGGTCGGTACAGCAAGCGAGTTGGGGGAGATGTGGGCGGGAGCACAGATCAACAACAGGAAAGAGCCCCGACCCTCAGGCCGGGGCTCGCCCCCGCACTGCGGGGACCACTCGAAGTACCAAGCAGGAACACCCCTGCTGACGCGGGGAGCAGCCGCCGGCTACCCGACGGCCCGCCCACTATGGCACGCCCCACCGACAGCCCGCAGGGGAACGCCGCGCCTACACCTCGGTCACCTCGAACGGCGACGGCATCGGCGGCAACGCCACCCGCAACACCCGGCCCAACAAGGCGCGCGCCGTGATCTCCCACTCGACGACCGGCCGGTCCGCCGGACGCACGAATAGCACAGAACCGTCGCTACGGACGAAGGAGCCGCCCGTGAACCCGGGGTCCGCCTCCAGCTCCACCACCTCCACGCCGTGCTCGGCGAGCAGCTCGGGAAGTGGCGCGTGCAACAGGTGATGTGTCGACAAAGAGGCGGGCGCTAAGGCCGTGGTGCCGCTACTCTTCATGGAGAACTCCATCCTTGACGGGGTCGGGGTTACAGGTCAGCGAGTCGCCACTCGCTGGTCGAACTGGCCGGGCGGTCGCCACCGCCCGGCCGTTCGCGTTCAAGGGGACGCTAGCCGCGTTCGCGGGGCCGCGTTTCCCGGGTCGGCAATTTGCGCCGCAGCCCGGGTGACAGCAGGTTTACGTTCGGTCGAGACCGTGCGCTAACCCACTGGTACACACCGAGGTCGTGACCTGCGCATCTTGACGGGCGCGGTCCGGAAGCGAGTCGATAGCGACACGGCCGAAAATCGATCAGTGCGGCAGGGCATCATCCAGGTACTCCTGGACGGGCTCGAACAGGCCGTAGGGCACGTAGTCGGCGATCTCGCCGTGGGCGACCCAGGCGACCGCGTCCAGCTCCTCGTCGTCCGCTACCCGCGCCTCGCCGTCCACGACATCGCACGCCGTGTACGACATCTCCCGGCCCGTCTTCGGATGCACCCGCTGCCCCAGCAGCCGTACCGCCTTCACGGTGAGCGCCGTCTCCTCCAGCGTCTCCCGCACCGCCGCCTCCTCCGGCGACTCGCCGGCCTCGATGCCGCCCGCCGGGAACTGCCACATCAGCTCGCCCTCCTTCACGGCGCGGCGCACCATCAGCACCCGGCCGTCCCGGACGATGATCGCGGCAGAGATGCCGGGCTTGTCGGTGCTGGTGTCGGTCGTCATACGGTCGCCTCCAAGGCGGTCAAGATCGGCGGGAACAGCTGTTCCGCAGGAATGAAGCGGGTCACGGCGGTGTGGGGTACCCAGGCGACGTCGACGTTCTCGAGCGGGTCCCGGTTCGACGCGTCGCCCGCCAGATGGTCGGCCAGGTAGTACGAGGCGACCACCCCGGTGACCGGGTGGACGCGTTCGCCGAGCTGCTCACGGATCGTGCAGTGGACGCCGGTCTCGCCGTGCGTCTCCTGTACCGCGACCGTTGCCGGGTCGGCGCCCGGCTTGACCATGCCCGCCGGGAACTGCCAGCGGAGTTCGCCGTCGCCGCGCCGGCACACCAGCAGGATGTCGTCGCCTCGGACGACGACCGCTATCGCTACCCGCAGTGCCTGGGCTTCGAGGCGTGGCGCAGGGGGGCGCAGTAGGAGCGCGAAGCGGTGTCGCACGTCTTCTTTCGCCTCCCTGTGAGCGATGTCCAAGATCTGCTGTACCTCGGTCCGGTGGACCATGCCGGGGCTGGCGTGCCACCGGCTGATGGTCCGTTCGCTGATTCCGAGGTGTTCGGCGAACGCCTCGTTCGTCATCCGCATCGCCTGCTGTAGGAGGCAGGCCGATGCGCCGGTCCAGGTTTCTACGACGTCCACAATGGGGGCTCCCGTGTCGTGGCGCTCGGGTCTGGCATGGTGGCGACGGGTTGGTGTCGCCCCCGTGTCGGGGTGGTGCTTTTATGGCGTGCTGGTGTCCTCGCCGTGTCCTTCTGTCTCGCGCGCGGTGGGCGTTTGCTGGGCGGCATGCTCACTCTTTCGTCGCTTCGAACTCCGCGCCGTGGCGAGCGCTTCTGCCCAGGCGTGAGAACGCCCGAACAGCCGGCCTACCTCTTCCCAGGTGCGCCCCGGTTTCAGTTCCTGGACTACAGCCCTCTGGATCGCGTAGAGCTCGCGGTCGCGTACTGCCATGTGTTCCCGCGCTTCGCGGGCGGCGAGGCCGCGCTCGACAAGGTCTTTGATGGCTGCAATCTCGGCGACTCGCGCCTCCAGGGACTCCGTGAACGCATCTGTCATGGACCCACAGTAGAAGTCAACACGCCAGTTCTCAAGACGGTGTTGACACTGACTCAGAACGTCTTCAGTATGGTGTTGAAGCGAACGGCGCTCCACCGCCCGAAGCTCCCGCAGTCGCTCCACCGGCTGCACCAAAAAAGCGGCCCCAGCTCAGGGACTCCACTCCCTGGCCAGGGCCTCACCACCAGGTTCTAACGAGGAGATCCTGTGGCTACGAAGAAGCTTATCCCGGCGCCGACGTGCGCCGACACGGCGGGTACCGCCCCGCTCACGCCGGCTGCCGCCGCCGCGCTGGCCCGTACCCTCCCGCACTTCCCGCTGGTTCAGGCGGTCGCCGAGTACGAGACGGCCGCCGTGCACGCCGCGCAGCTGGCGGGTGTCGCCGCGTCCGGTCGGATGACGGACTTGCAGGCGGACTCGCTGGCCGCCGCGGAGGACGTCATGGCCGCCGCGCGGTCGGTTCTCGCGGAGGCCGGCCAGCTCAAGCTGATCGGCGGCGCGTGATGGCGGGCCGCGAGATCCTGGCCGACTTCCTGGCGGGCAATCCGCGCGGGTCGTGGCCGGCGGAGGAGAAGGCCGCCGAGCTGACCGCCTCCGGTACCCCGGCGACGGTTGTGATGTCGCTGGCCGATGACGCGTTCCTGGTTGTGCTGGAGGGCGAGCCCGACCCGGAGCACGGGCGGGCGAAGGAGCCGCTGCCAATCCGCCCGCCGCGCCCGCACCCGCAGGGGGTGACCCTGTGAGCCCCGCCGAGCAGGGCGCGCAGGCGAAGGCGCTCGCCGAGCAGGCCCGGCAGCGGATGGAGGCGGCGAAGGCCGCAGCCGCTGCCGCGGAGGCCGCCCGGATCGCCGCCAACCGGCCCAAGTAGCACCCCGGTTCCGCCGCGGGGGCGGTGTTCACCCCCGTCCCGCCCCCGCGGCCCCCAACCCCACCGCATCCGCCGAGGAGATCAGGCATGTCCGCTTCCGACCAGACCACTGACTGGCATTGGGTCCTGACCCTGCAGACCGACCGCGGCACCGTCGGCGACACCGGCGTCATCACCCTGCCCGCCAGGGCCTCCCGTCACGACGTGTTCCGGCGCCTGTACGAGCAGCAGGCCCAGCACTACGGGGCCGCCGCGGTCCTGTTCTTCGACCTGCAGCCCGACCAGCTGTAACCCACCCCCGCACTTCTGACCCTGAGAGGGCCACCCATGTCTCCGTACCTGTTCTCTGCCGACCATGCTGCCGCCGATGGTGGCGTGGCCCGCGCCTCGATGACTGTCGCCGACGCGTCGATCCTCAGCGTCTCGGACCTGTTCGCCGACTACGCCGCCGCCGTGGCCCGCGGGGACCGGGCGCGGGTTGCGACGATCCGGCTCGCCGTCGACCCCGACCTGCTGGCCGAACTCGACGGATTCAACGAGCCCGCCGCCGCCTGATGGCCACCGTGGAGATCGTGTCGTTCGGGTTCCTGCACGCCGCTGCCCCGCAGGCCGACGTCGTGCTGGATTTGCGGCGGGCGTTCCGCGACCCGCACGTGAACCCGCGGATGCGGCAGCTCACCGGCCGCGACCGGATTGTCCGCCGGGCCGTCCTCGGAACCCCCGGCATCCGGCAGCTCTTGGCGGCCACGACCCGGCAGGTGCAGGCCTACGCCTCCGGCCCGTCCGCCGACCGGATCGTCATCGGCTCCGGCTGCGCGGGCGGAAGGCACCGCTCGGTGGTCGTCGCCGACCAGCTCGCCCGCCGGCTCCGCCGCCGCGGCCACACCGTCACCGTCACCCACCGCGACATCCGTCGCCCCGTCGTACAGCGCCACCCGGCCATCCACACCGACTCAAGGAGTTCCTAGCGTGCCTGCCCCCACCCGCATCCTCACCCAGGCTGCCGCCCTGACCGGCGACCGCAACGCCACCGTCGACATCGAGGACGGCCCTCGCCGATCCGTCGCCACCTGCCGCGGATGCCAGTGGTCCAGGGACCACGGCGTCGAATACCGCACCGTGCTCACCGGGTGGGCACAGGAGCACGCCGACCACTGCACCGCCATCCCGGCCTGACCCCGAGACCGCCGGGGCGCGGAAACCCCCACTGCGCCCCGGCACCCCGGCCCCGGCCAAGCCGCGACGGTGCCCGAGCGAATCGGGCCCGGGGCACGCACCACCCACCCAATCACCCAACCGAAAGGACACTGACATGCCCGGCCGTAACGAGCGACTCCTGGCCGACCTGGACGCCGATCTTGCCCGGCGCATGGTGGAGGCCGAGGCCCTCGACGCCCTGTACCCCGGGCTCCTCGACCGGTTCGAGCGGGCGGTCCGTGAGGACCGGGAGAGCCGCTTCAAGACGGTCCAGCGGACGGGCCGCGGGCTGCCGCCCCGCCCGCTCGGCCCCGACCCGAAGACTCTCATCCCCCGCCGCTAACCCACCCACTGCCGGGCGTGCCCCCATCGCGCCCGGCACCCCAGCCCTGGTCGACCGAACTCGGGTCTACCGCTTCAAAGCAGACCAGGGCACGCACCAGCATCCGATCACTGATCCGAGAGGACTCACATGCCCAAGAAGACCAAGAAGACCAACCAGATGGACCCGCGCGAGGGGATCGCGCGTCGGCTGCAGCAGATCGGCCTCACCGTGGCCGGGGAGCGCGGCAGTCGGGCCGCCAACCGGGCGTCCAAGGCCATCGGCTGCGGACGCATCACCCTCTGCGACGACCCGAACTGCCCGGACTGCGCGCCCACCAAGTAGCCGGCTGTCCTCACCGCCCGTCGCTCACGGGCGGTGAGGGCACCGCGCGCCAGCACTTCACCCAACCGAGAGGAAACTCCATGCGTTTCAAGAAGGGCGACCTGGTGGTCGTGGTCGCGGCGGGCCCGGAGAACGAGGGCACCGTCGGCAAGACGGGCATCGTCGTGGATGGCGGGGCCCTGTCCGGCGGCGACGTGTCCGTGAGGAGCATCGACAGCTGGGCCGTCGAGGCGATCAAGGGCTACCGGTCGTACACGCCCGACCAGCTGCGGGAGGCGTGATCGCCGTGCCGGTCACGTTCCGCAAGAGCTTCCGGATCCTGCCCGGCGTCCGCATCAACCTGAACCGCCGGTCTTGGTCGATCACGTTGGGCGGCGGGTCCGTGCCCCGGTGGACGCGCAGCTCCACCGGCCGCGACACCTACTCCGCCGACCTGCCTGGCCCGTTCGGCTATCGGTCCACCCGCCGCCGCCGTCGGCGCTGACCAACCACCTCCACCGCACCACCCCCCCCCTGAGCCCTGGAAGGACACCGATCACCGTGACCGCCGTATCCGTCGAGAAGCAGGTCAACGGCCGCGCCGTTGCCTCGCCCGAGCCCCGGTTCGACCCGGTGGCGCTGGCCGAGGCGGAGGCGATCCGGAAACGCGCCGATGCCGAAGCCGAAGCCGCCCGCATCAAGGCGGAGGGAGACGCGAAGGCCGCCGGGATCCTCGCCGGCGAGCAGGCCGAAGAGCTGCGGATCAGTAACGAGCGTAAGCGCATGCGGCTGGAGAAAGACCAGGCTGACCACAAGGCGCACGTCGCGAAGAAGGCAGCGGAGGCCGCCGAGGCGCAGGCCAAGAAGGAGAAGGCGGAGAAGGCTGCCGCCGACGAGGAGGCCGCCGAGGCGCAGGTGCTGGAAGAGCAGGAGCGGTCGGAGCGCTGGTGGAAGTGGGGTGCCCGCGGTATCTACGCCGTCGGCCTGATCATCGCCGCCCCGGTGCAGTTCATGCATTTCTGGGACCGCGAGCGGCCCTTCCTGATCGCTGCGCCGGCCCTCCTCGAAGGCCTCGCGCTGGTGCTGGCGTTTGGAGCCGCCTGGGCGGTCGCTCACCGGCGGGACGTCGCCCCTTACCGGGTCGGCATCATGCTGTCCGCGGCGATCGCCGCCGCGATCAACCTGCACGGCGGGCTGACCAACGATCACATCGGTTTCAACGCCGGCTTGATCGGTGCGATCGCCTCCCTGGGCGGGCCGATCGTCCTGATGGCCTACGAGCACGGCATCGCTCAGAAGGCCGACGGGATCCCGTCCTTCCGGGAGCGCCGGGCGGCCAAGACGACAGCCTTGGAGAAGGCCCGCGCGGAGGAGAAGGCGCGCACCGAGAAGCAAGCCGCCGAGGCGAGGGCTGCCGCTGAGAAGGCCGCCGCGGAGGCCCGCGCCGCGGAGGATCAGAAGCGCCGCGACGACGACCGCAAGGACAAGCATCCCGACGTGTGGGAGGTCGCCGACGCGCTTCGTTCCGCGCGTGGTTCGCAGTACGTCACGGAGCAGATCTGGGCTGAGTCGTGGGCCCTCGTGACGGGCTGCACGAAGGTCGGAATCCGCCCCGAAATCGAAGCCCAGTCGCGCGCCGCACAGGCCCACATGCGGACCGTCACCGAAGCCCCCGTTCTGGGCTCGTTGTCGCTGATCAATTCCCAAAAGGGTCCCCGCCAGAAGAAGGACCCGAACGCCCCCGACGGACGCCGAAACAACGGTGGCACGCCGCCCACTCGACGGGCCGGAGACACGCAGCCGTACACCCCCGCAGCCAAGACTCAGGCGCGCCTCGAGCAGCCGTCTGTGGCCGCCAAGAGCACTCGCCCGAACGCCAACTAACCCACCTTTCTGGAGAGATCGAAATGACCAGCACCCTTCGTCGTGTCGCCGTGTCGGGCAGTGCCGCGGTCGCCGTCCTCGGCGGTGCCGCCACCATCACCGTGGCCGCCCCGTCGCCGGCTTCCGCCGCCACCCAGCACGTGGTCGAGCGGGCGGTCACCGCGCCGGTGACCCTGCCGGACGGCCGCACCCTGCGGATCACCGGCATGGGCGGCTACGGCCACCACGCCACCACCGAGCAGATCTCCGTCGTCGCCGGGTTCAAGGCTGACACCGAGCCCGGCAGCGGCGACGGCATCACCAACGACCTCACCCCCGACAGCGGCAGCGGCAGTCAGCTCGTCAACCCGCAGCAGCAGATGCCCGCCGGAACCCAGCAGCAGTACCAGACCCAGGCCGGCGGAGGCGCCATCGGTGTCGGCGTCGTCGCCATCCTCATCCTGGCGATCATCGTGTTCGTCAAGGTCAAGCACAGTGGCCTCAAGGCTGGCGACGCGGTCCTCGGTGGCCTGCTCGGGATCGCCCTGTCCGGGACTGTCATCGGCGCCATGGGTAGCCAGCTCACCAACTCGCTCGTCGGATCGCTGGGCACCATGCTCGGCAACCTCGGCTGACCACGCCCCGCGGGGCCCCAACCCGGGGCCCCGCCCCGACCCAGGAAAGGACAGCTTGTGGCCACCGAGACCGAACCCTTCGAGCAGATCCCGCCCATGCCCGTCAACCCGCCCACCATCCCCCGTAAGCGGCGGATTGACACCGTGAAGCTGCAGGCCAAGGCCGCCTACGGTGAGCAGAAGCAGAACGTCCGGCAGCGCCTCGCCGGCTGGTTCGCCACCGCCGACATCGACGACCAGAAGCTCGCCGAACAGGTCGTCGACAGCAAGCGTCGCCAGGCGCAGCGCCAAGATGACGAACTCCTGCGCCAGGTCGGCCGAGTCAACAGCCGCCTCGCACAGGCCCGCATCGACGCCGCCCGGCAGGGCGAGGAGACCAGCCCCCAGATCGAGCGGCTCAAGGGCGAGCTCGCCGCGCTCCAGGCCCGCGTCGAAACCCGCGCTGCGGAAGGACCCGCGGTCGCCGTCATGCCGCCCACCAACCGGGAACTGGACCGTGCCCGCTGGACGAAGAAGGCCACCCGCGTAGCCGCCGTCCTCGCGGGAGGCTACGGCTACCTGCACGGCATCGCCGCCGAACCCGCCCTCCTGCTGCTGTCGATCCCGGCCGGCGGCTTCGGCTGGTGGTTCCTGGCCCGCCCGCACGTCGAAGAGGCCAAGGAGGTGGGGGCCCCTTTCGGTCAGGCCCCGGTCAGCCTGCCCGCCACGTTCCTGGCGGACCCGACGCAGGCCGGGGGAGCGATGAGCGTCGGATCGCACGTCGTCATGAACGTCGAGCAGCTCGACGAAGGCGCCAAGCCGTTCCCGCTCAGGAACGTGTCCACGCCGCAGCAGCTCGCTGAATGCGTCCTCCTCGCCGCCCGCGCCGAGAACGTGCCGATCGTCGAGGTCGCCGATGTGCAGCGGCAGCCGTGGGGCTGGCAGTGCGTCGTCCGCGTCGGCGAAGGCACCCCCGAAGCGATCATCGCGAAGAGCGGGGACCTCGAGACCCGCTTCGACCTGAAAGCCAACGGTGTCCGGCCCCAGCCCATCCTGGAGCGACGGGCGTGCGCGGTCCTGCGCCTCGTCGAGGGAGACCCGTTCGCCACCGCCCCCGGGCTGCCCCATCGCGCCCCCAAGTCGATCTCCATCACGGGCAAGAGCCGTCTCGGATCCTCTGTGGGCGGCGAACCCCTCGACGCCGCGTTCGCTGGGGTCATGGGGCTCGTCGTTGCGGCGTCAGGCGGCGGCAAGACCGGCCTGCTGCAGGCCATCGGTGAGATCACCACCGCCTGCTACGACAACATCACCATCGACCTCGACCCCCACGGCGACGGTCTGGAGGACCTCCACGACGCCGTCCGGGTCACCGGGCGCAGCCACGAGCAGATCGAAGCAGTCCTGCTGTTCTTCCTGATGCTGTCCAAGGGTCGCGCCCGGCTGCGGGCGAAGCTCGGCATGGGCAAGAAGTGGAAGGTCAGTAAGGAGCACCCGCACTTCACGATCATCTTCGACGAGTTCCCCAAGGGATCCGAGCTGGCGAAGAAGCTGGCCTTCGATCTGCTGCTGGTCGGCCGCAAGGAGGCCGTCACGCTGATCATCGCTTCGCAGGGCGGCACCAAGCTGTACCTCGGCGAGAACATCGCCCAGATGATCGCCTTCAAGGCGGTCGGGCCCTGCAAGGTCGGCGACACCCGCGCCGTCTTCGGAGACGGGGCAGTCGCCGAGGGCTGGATGCCGCACAAGCTGTCTCCCGCCACCGACACCGACCCTAAGGACGCTGGCCACGTCTACATCCAGGGCGTGCCCGGCCGACCGGACGAGCCGATCGAGTACGCCGTCCACGAGACGCCCTCCGCCACGCTGCGCAAGCTGGCGCAGGAGAGGTGCGACGCCGGCCTGGTCGAGCCCGACCAGGACAGCCTCGACGCGATGAAGAACGTCGACCTCCCCGAGTACTGCGAGCCCGAGTACGACAAGGACGACCAGATCAAGAAGCCGGCGCCCGTCAAGCTTCTCACCTGGGAGCAACTGCTGCGCCTGTGCGACGCAGAGCCGCCCGCCGGCTCGGAGCTGACGGACGGGCCGGCACGGGCTGCGGTCGAGGATGCGGTCGACGTGATGGAGAAGGCGGACGTCGACCGGATGATCACCGAGCCGCTTCTTGCCGCGCTGCAGGAGTACGACCCGGATGCCTACGGCGACATGGATGCCGTCGCGTTCAAGGCCCTGATGAAGCAGGCGGGTGCTGGGTCGCCGATCACGCTGGGTCCGATCGGCGAGGAGAAGAATCCGCGCGGCTTCAAGCGTGATCGGCTCCGCCACCTGCTGTGACCGCTATGCGAAGTATGTACCCCTGATCAGGGCCTGCTCAGCCCTGATCAGGCCACAAACCCGCAGGTCACAGCTGCTCAGGCTGCTGCTCACGACCTGCTCAGCGTCTGCTCTGAGCAGCGCCTGATCAGGCGGCTGAGCAGACCCGACCTGCACTTTCTCCCGCTGAGCAGTCCTGAGCAGCGAGAGCAAACCATCCCATACCGGAAGCGGAGATCATCTATGTCGAAGTCGTGGAGTGCCAGCCAGGCGAAGAAGTTCGCCCGCGATGTGGAGCTCGGGAAGTCGTACTACGTCGTGTACGACATCAGCCGGCGGGCCGCGCCCTACGAGGACGCGCACCTGTACGGCGAGTACCGGTTCACGTCCCGGCTTCCGTTCACGGGGAGCCCGTGCACGGAGTCGGGATACAGCGCGGTGACCTTGTGCCAGACCCGCGGCCCGGTGTTCGACGCGCCGCCGCGCGGCATGCGGAACATCGCCGACCCGGCCCCGCAGGTTGCGGGCCCGATGGGCTCGGACAACTACGAGGGGATCTTGGACGAGGCCGAGTTGCGGGGCCTGGAGAAGCAGGCCGCGCAGGGCTCCAACCCGAAGACCCGTCGCCGCCTCGGCGGCTGGCGCATCTGACCCCACCCCAACCCGAAGGAGATCACCGTGCAGTACACCCACCAGACCGTCCGCGACTACGTGGCGGCGAAGAAGCGTGGCGACCGCGCCACCACCGACCGAATCATCCGCGAGGTCACGGCCCGCTTCGACACTCGCACCACCGACGGCAGCGAGGCCGCGGAACTCCTCGACGCCACCATGACCGTCCGCTTCGGCGAAGACCTGTAGCTCCGCCCGGGGCGCCCCTCGAATGCCTGGCAGCGACCAGGGGCGCCCCGGTCTCACCCGCCCACCAGAAGATCGACGGAGAGACCCTCATCATGCCCACGACCACCCGCGCGCCCGCAAGTCCGCACGCCCCGCCCGTCCTCGACTTGGACGCCCGACTCGCCCTGACCGGCGCCGTCATGAGCGCCCGCCTCGACGAAGCCGCGGTCGAGTTCGAGGTCAACACCGCGCACCTGCCCGGCGCCGGGCAGGTTCCGCACATCACCGAAGCACCCCTGCCCGCACCGGCCGCCTCGCCGTCCCCGTACCGGACGCCCGTCGCCGACCTCCTCCACCGGGCCCGCGTTCGGATCGAGACCGCGGGCTGGTGCCGGGACGCCGTCCGCGACGAAGCCGGCGCCGTCTGCCCCATCCAGGCGATCCGCCTCGAATCCCGCGGCGACCGGGATGCCACGCACGACGCGTGCGTGGCGCTCCTCGACGCCATCCAGGAACGCTCCCCTGCGGCCGACACGATCCCCAGCTGGAACGCCCAGCAGCGAACCGCCGCACCCGTTCTCGCCGCCTTCGACCGAGCCACCCAGCACACCCACACCCACAACAAGTAGGAGACCACCATGTCTAAGCCCAGCCGCGACGAGCTCGCCGTGTACGCCGACGAGAACCGTCTGATCGCCGACTACCACAAGGCGTCTGCCGCCCTCGCCGAGAACACCGCCCGCGAAGCCGCCGCCGGAATCACCCACGAAACGCCCGAGTACCAGCGCCTCAACCAGGCCGTCATCGACGCCGAGGAGCAGCTGCCGAAGAGGTTCCGGAAGGCCGCAAGGAAGGGCCTCTGATGGGCTTCACCCGCACCGAACCCGACCGCAGCAGCCAGACCTGCGGCTACCAGACCCAGGTCGACCACCGGCAGAACGACGGCCACCGCTTCTGCACCCGCCCGAAGGCCCGCGGCAAGTACTTCTGCAACCGGCACCACCAGGACGTACTCGACACCTACGGGGAGATCCGCATGGCCCCCGGCAACGCGATCGGGAAGTGACCATGCCCAAGCCCACCCCGGCCCAAATCCAGGAAGCCGGCCGCCAGTTGCAGCGCGGCGGATTCCTCGGCCGCGGCAGCAGCAAGAAAGCCGACCAGGTCATCGAGGAAGCCGTCGCCGCCGGACTCGACCGACAGGCCGCCGCCATGGCCATCCTCGACGCCGCCGCCGACCACGAGCCCCACCGATGGGCCAGGTGACCATGGCCGACACCTGGAACGGCAAGCCCCTGCCCGTCCGCCGTCAGACGCACACCAACCTGCACTACCGGCTGTACGACCGGCGCACCGGCAAGTTGCTGTCGTTCAACTCGACGAACAGCCTCGACAGTCTCGTCGCCGACGTCCTCCGCACCCAGCAGGAGAACCCGTCCGCCCAGATCACCGCCGTCGAATACGACGGGCCCGCCTACCAGTAGGAGACACCATGGCCGACAAGCAGCAGTTCGAAAGGAAGGCGGTCGCCGCCCTCGTCGACCTGAACCGGCGGGAGCGGGCCGGTGAGCGCACCGGCGACTTCTACCGCGGCACCGTGCAGCCCGCCGTAGAAGCCGCCGTCGCCGCCGGAAGCGACCGGACAGGCATCCACGCCGACGCCGACCGCGCATACGGCCGGTGGCTCATCGACAACGCCGGCCGGTGACCCCCATGCCCGCCACGTTCACCGTCGACGGTCTCGTCCAGCAGCACGCGCACGCCGTCGCCTACCTCGCCCACGAGCCCACCCCCGCCACCACCGTGGCCGGGTTCATCGCCCAGTTGGGTGCGGTCGCCGATCATCTGGAGGTGGCCGGGATCGTCGGCCACCACGACCTCAAATCCGCCGCCCGCCTGATCTCCGAAGCCTCCGACGAGCAGTCCCAACGCCGTGAGGTACTCCTGCAGTGCGCGGCACTGTGCCTCGCGGGGCTGGGCGACATGGCCGACGAGTACCGGGACTTGGCCACCTGATCAACCCGAAACGACAGGGCCCCGACCGCCACCCGCGGCCGGGGCCTTCGTCGCTGGTGCCGGCACCGCCCGCGCCATCCAGCGGCCGTCGGTGAGGTACCGGGGCAGCATCACCGGCAGGAACCCGGCATCCACGAGCTGGGCGAGGCCTTCGACGCACTCGTCCTCCGTCGCCGCCTGGACGCTCACCCGGATCGCCATACCCGCAGTCTGCCGGTCGCCGCGGGGGAGTGGCGGGGGTTCCGCCGATTCGGGTCACGGATCAGGAACTTTCCCTTCACGGCGCCTCCACAGGCGAGCATCATGCATCCACGCACGAACTCCCTGGGGGGAACCATGAATCAGCCCACGCCGCCGATGCCCGAGCAGCCTCCGATCCTGCCGCCCGCGCCGAGGAAGTCCCGCACCAACCTGATCATCGTCGGGTCCGCGGCCGCCGTCATCGCCGCGATCATCGGCACCGGCGTCATCGTGGTCCAGGCGCAGGACGACGACAGCAAGCCCGCCGCCAGCAGCGCGTCCAGCACGCCCGTTGAAGACGCCGCCCCCGCCGCCGAGGAAGCGGAAGAACCGGCCGAGCCCACCTACGGGCCGCTGTCCGCCGACGACTTCAAGATGACGCTGCGCACCACCGACCGGCAGTGCTTCGGCTCCGCGGGCTGCAACGTCACCGTCGAGCCCAAGATGGAGTTCACCGGCAACTTCATGGACATCGACCCGGACGCGATCTACGAGATCACCTACGAGATCCGTGGCGGCGACTCCGGTCCCGTCATCGAAACCGCCGAACTCATGGACGAGACGACGCTGAACTACACGCCCACCTCGATCAGCACCCCGTCATCGAGTACGAAGGTCACAGTCGAAGTCACCGACGTCATCACCCAAGGCGCCTGACGACGTAGCGCGGAAGGCCCCGCCCGGATCGCTCCGGTGCGGGGCCTTCCGTCGTTCGGCTACGGGCGCCACGTCTCCCGGTAGCCGGGCCGGTCCGCGTATCCGGCTGTCAGGTCGAGAGCGTCGGGACAGGGCCAGCGGCGGCCGTCGTGGTTGCACACCTGTACGCCAGGATGGGCCCGCTCGCAGTGCACCGAGCAATCGGCTGTTCCGCTGCTGTGGGGGGTGTGCCGCTCCAAGGTGCGCCGCTTGGCGTCGATCTCGCGCAGCACCCGCGCCGGCTGGTGCGTCATGATGTGCCGCTCGTCGGCCGCCATCTCCGGGTCGAAGCTGCCGATCCGGGTGAACACGGCGGAGAGCTCGCCGTCAGCCGCCCGCGCGGTCCGCTCGTCCCCGTCGAGCTGCGCGCGCAGCCACTGCACCAGCTCATCCATCCTGCGCCTCCCCGGCCTGGACCTTCTGGGGCCGAACCGGCAGCTCGGCTCCAGGCTCGCCGATGTACCAGTCGATGAGCTGTGCCACGACCTTGCCTCGCGACGTCCCCCCGAGCCTTGCTACACGCCCGAACTCGCCCCATCGCTGGGTGGCGATGCGCACCTGCCGGGGCTTGGGGTAAGGGCTTCGATACTCGCGGATCGCGTCCCCGCGCTTGCGGGTGGTGGAGTGCGAAACGTTGTGCACTGGCTTTTCGGTGACGATGGCCGACCTCTCCGCCGCCTCGGCCGCAGGCCGGTCGGCGAACCACTCGATTGAGCGCTGCGCGACCATGGGCCACCACGTCTTCTCGCGCGAATGCACCCGCAATCGAGTCTCCGGATCAACAGCTATGCCGATGTAGAGGAGGCGGTCGTCGATGTCGTACAGCCGGTAGAGGGCCGTGCGGGTTACGGCAGTCGTCATGAACCCTCCTCGGCTGCCTTTCTGGCGGCTCGCTCCTTGTCGATGCGGTCAGCGATCTTTCGTGCCCACTCGCGGCTGTAGGGCGTGTGCTTGGCGATGGTCATGAGGGGGACGCCGGCTGCTCGCGCGTCAGCGACGAGTTCGTCGAGCGTGACCCTGGCCTTCTCGTGGGCCGTGGTTGCGCGGTCGAGCTTGCGAAGCCAGGCGGCCTCGGTCTGAGGGTCGGGGCGTGGCGTCATGTCCCAGATGATCTCACGTGTGGCTGCCAAGTCGGTAGGCAGCTCACTGCCAACCGAGTGGGCACTGATTCGGGGATTCGTCATGCCAACTATGTTGCACTCCGCCGGGTGGGCGTGTCACTATCGAAGTGCCAAGAAAGTTGGCAGTCGCACCAAGGGGGACCCGCATGATCCGCTCGAACCGCGCCCGCCGCGCCGCGCTGAAGGCTCGCGCCCGCACCACCCGTGCCGCCTCCCGCATCAACCGTCGCGGCACCGGCACCCTCGCCTCGCACGCCATCGCTCAGGGACTCGCCCCGCGCGACGCCCGCAGCATGGTCAGCACGTTGCGCAAAGTCGCCGCCAAGCTGGGCGTCGTCGGCATCCCGGGCCGCATCCACCGCGGCCGGCGGATGCGGGACTGCCAGCGGTACACGCCCGCCGCCGTCGCCCTCATCGCCGCCGCATACCGGCCCCGCCGGCTCGCGTTCAAGCTCGCCGCCGCCCGACTCGTCCTCGCCGCCTGACCCGAAGGAGTCGTCATGGGTTTCATCGCCGAGTTCGCTGCCTGGGCCCGCACCGGTGAGGTGCAGGTGGCTGCGGTTGTCGCGGTCGCCGTCATGGCCGTCACCGAAACCGCCCGCTGGGCCGTCCGCCGCGCCCGGCGCTGATCAGCCGCCCATCACCCCGCGAAGGAGCCCGCCGTGAACCCCGACCTCAACCCCGACTGGGTCGACACGACGCTCACCCCCGCCGGGCAGGCTCTGTACCTGTCCGAGCTGCCGACCGACGACCTGGTCACCCCGCACGACGTGCGACTCATCCGCGAACAGGCGGTCACCGAGTTCGGGTTCGACGGCTTGCGGCGGGCGCAGTTCATCGCGGCGCTCCGCAACGCCGTCCTGATCTCCGACGGGCACGACGCCCGGCACCACTGGGCGCGCACCACCGCCCGCTTCGCCGACCCCGAAGGCCTCCTGTAACCACCCGCAGCCGGGCCGGGGGCCTCCAAGGTTCCCACCGCCCACAATCCTGGGCTCACCGCGCGGTGGGCCCACATCCCAACCCAGCTAGGAGAATCATGAACGCCGAAGAGAAGGCCGCCGCAAAGGCCCGGGTCCGCGAAAAGATCGCCGCCCGCCGATCGATGACTGCCCGCCAGTACCTGCTGGCCGTACTGTCCGCCACCCACACCCACGCGGACGCCGAAGTGATCCTGGCGAACTTCGAGCGGGAGACCGAGACCGCCGACCGCCTCAGCAGGGTGATGGATCTGTGCGACGAGATGGAGCGCGGCGGCATCGCCTCGGGTGAGCCGTTCACCGTCCGCCGCGTCCACGCCATCGCCCTCGGCGACGACCAGCAGGAGCAGTGATGACCGCCGCCTGGCCGTTCGGCACCGATGCTGCCGAGAGCGACCCGCTGACGAAGCTCCGCATCCCCGTCGTCACCAGCTTCAACCCGGAATGGAAGTACATCGCCGCCTACATCGACGTAGACACCGGGCCGTACAGCTGGGGCAGCGCCGAACGGCCCACCGACGCCGAGGCCGCGATGCTGCGGTCCTACATCGACGAGTACATCCACTACTTCCTCGGCGACCGCGGGCGGCAGCGGATGCTCCAGCGGCCCCTCGACGTCGAAGGTCGCGTCGTCACCCGCGTCTTCATCAAGTACGGCGCCGACGACTGGGGATACCGCGTCGTCACCTGGCAGAACGGGCCCACCTACGTGCCGTCCAGTCCCAAGACCCGGGGCACCGAACACGAGTACACGAAGCACCCCGGCCCGCTCTCGCTGGAACAGGTCATGGACCTCTGCCACACCATCGGCGACGAGCCGATGCCGCACTGGCTGGACTGGAAGGCCGCCCACCCGGAGGTGTTCCCGACGTGACCGCCCAGCCGCCTGCCCCGCTGGTCGAGCCGGGGCCTCCCGCCGACTGGTGGGACGAAACCCCCGCCCAAGCAGCCGCCGCCGACAGACGCTACTGGACCGACCGAGACGAGGATTGACCATGCCCACTCCGAAGAAGCCGTCCCGTCCGTGGCGTCTGCTGCACACGACGCCCGGTTCCGTCGTGGAGACCAAGCACCGTTCCGAGCCCGAGACCTACCGGGAAGTGGCCGCAGAGAAGGAGCGCATCGCCAACGGAACCAGCCGGACCGTCCGTATCCGCGTCGAGAAGTGGAGCGTCGACTACGGGCGCTGGGAGCACTTCGAAACCGCCTACCCGGAGAAGCCGTGACCACCGAACCCCGCACCGATGCCGCCTTCGACATCGGCGGCCGCCGGTACGCGCCCGGCGACCGGGTGCGGTTCCCGAACGCCGGAATGCGCGACAACCAGACCCGCGTCTACGAGATCACCGAAGCGGGCCCCGGCGGGATCACCGCCGAGGCCGACGGATGCACCTACCAACTCAGCCGGGGCGACATCGCCGCCATCGGCATCATGAACGCAGACGAGGAGCGAGGAGCCTGACCATGACGGAGGACGAGTACGAGGAGCGGAAGCGCCGCCTGGAGGAGGACATCGAGGACGCGCGCAAAGCGTTCGTCAACGCCCGCTCCCGCTACGACCAGCTCTGGGAGGACGCCCAGGAACTCCGCTACCAGTGGCGTCAGCAGCAGAAGGCCGCCGCCGACCCCGCCACCGAGAAGTGAGGAGACCAGCATGAGCGCGAAGTGGCCCGAGCGGGTGAGGCTCCCCCGAGGCCGCCACACCCACGCCGTCGGCTACGCAGTCGGCCACTCCGACCGTGTCACCGCTTGCGACCGAAACGCCGAGGCCGGCGACTTCCTGCCCGACAACGCGCCCGTCACCTGCCCCGCCTGCCGACGCGCCACCGAGAAGTGAGGACACCAGCCATGGACGTGGTGCAGCGCGTGCTGGACCGACTGCACGAGGAAGCTCTGATCGAGGATGAGGAGCGCGACTGGTACTGCACCGGCCTGATCCCGTGCTCCGACTGCGGAACCGTCGTCCGCACGAAGACGCTGGAGACCCTGCCCGCCCACAACTGCATCGCACGTCAGCGTGCCGCCGAGGAGTGAGAACGATGACCCCGCTGATCGACAGATGCGTCGACGCCTACGGCAACGAACGCACCGCAGGCCACATCCGACGCCCCGGACACACCCACTGCGCCCGATGCGGCAGACCACTACCCGCCCAGAAGTGACCCCACCGCCGAGGGCCCGCACCAGACCAGTGCGGGCCCTCAGGCATGCGCGGGCAGACTGTACGGGAAGCACCGGAAGGAGGTGACCCCATGCCCGGACGACGACACACCGGCTTCAAGAGCCGCGCCCAGTGGAAGCTGTTCTTCGCGAACCCCCGACTCCGGCGCTACGCCAGGGCGAAGGCCCACGCCACGAAAGGCGGGCCAGTGACCCGCTACCGTCGGCTCCCCGCACGGAAACGAACCCGCCGCCGCTAAGCCCCGCGCAAGCCCCCGCCCACCAACCGCTCCATCCGCTCCCAGCCGTTGAGCGTCACGGTCCGCCGCTGCACGAACTCACTTGACTCGCCGACGCACAAGTCCACACCCAGGTGAGCATCCCGCACCGCATGGACCCGCCGCCGAAACCCCCGACGCAGCAGGACAGACGAGTACCTCACCCGGTGGCACGCGGCACTGCACTGACCGGGCTCGTATCCGCTCGCTGTGGTCATGCGACCAGTGTGCGCCTCACGCCGCCCTCAACCCCGCCCCGTCGTCGTCTTCCTCGTCGTCCAAGCCCTCATCCGCGCCGGCCTCGACGTCATCGCTCTCCGCGCTCTCGTCGCCCGGCTCGCCCGGCCGCCCACCGGTGTTGAACGGGTCCCCGGCCGGGGTCGCAGACTGCTTGTCCGCGCGGATCCGCGCCACCTCCGCCGCCACCTCCGCGTCATCCAACTCCGGCGACCGCCACTTCACCTTCATGAACGTCGAGATCGCCCCCGCCGCGTCCAATAGCGACAGGGTGCGCGCCGTCGCCTCCTGATCCGGCTGCACAGCCTGCGGCCAAGACGCCGTCAACTCCGCCGCCGGATCCACACCCTTCGCACCGCAGTGCCGGACATCAACCATCATCATCACCGTCAAATGATCCAGCAGTGCCGGCCGCTGATACAGCAACTTCGTCCCACGCGTCGTCAGCGACTCCTCCTTACGGGCCGCGACCTCCGTCGCCGTCGCCGCGACCGCCCCCGCCTCCCCGAAATGCTGCGCGCTATACCCGGCAGACGACATGATCTGCAGACGCAGCGCCTTCGACGTCTGCTCATGCTCCTCCACCCGGATCTTGAACTGGATCTCGCTGATCGAGTCCCTCATCGTCTCGCCGCCCAGCAGCCCCGACAGGGCAACCCGCACTTCCTGCTCGAGGTTGAAGAGGCCGCCCGTGCCGGGGCCGTCGGAGTCGAGCATCGTCTGCGGGATCAGCAGCCGCGCCTTCCCGAGCCGCAGGTCACGCATCCACGACGACCACGTCTCATCCAGCGAATCCATCAGCGGCTCCACCCCCGACAGATCCGACCGGCCCAACGGCGCCGTATTCGGCACGCCATCCCACACCCGGTTCGGCAGCACATTCGGCAGATGCGTGATCAGCAGCCGGTCGACGCCCGTCGCCTGCCTGCCCTGCGCATCCGTGCGCGCCACCAGATACTCCGTGTCCGGATGCGCGCCCAGACTGTCCGCGCGCATCCCCAGCGTCCCCACACCGCCCTCATACAGGCCGTACTCGATCACACCCGCCGTGTGATGCTCCAGCAGCCGCCACACCTTCGACCCGTCCTCCAGCGGAGCCAGCTCCCGCCACACGATCGCCTCCGCCAACTCACCCCACCGCCACGTCGGCACCACCGCCTCAGGCTGAATCACATCCGTCCACGGCCGCGGACGCAACGACGTGTCCCACACCACCCGCAGGTACACGTTGGACAGGCCGGCCGTCAGCTCCGCCGCCTCCCGCATCCGCGCATGCCCACGATCATCCAGATACCGGCCGATCTGCGCCGCCGTCGACTTCGCCGTCACCGCATCCGTCGAGTCGGCGTCCACCGTCACCGTCGGCACATCCGCCCACAACAGATCCGCCGACAGCTCCGCAATGTCCGCGCCGATCGGCACATGCAGCTTCGCCGACTGCTGGCCCGGCGTCACCTCCGCACCCCAAAACGTCCGCAACTCACCCGACCCGGCGCGCCGCTGATCCACCTCGAAGAACGCGCGGGCCACCTGGTTGTTGCGGTAATTCGCCGGCCCGCCATACACCGCCGCCAGGTGATCGGTGTTGCCGGAGTACCAGGCCCGCCACATATCCATGTCGGCGTGCGGAATCTCCAAGGCGGGCGGCGGCCACGACGTGTTACCAGACGGGGGCAGCGGCATGACGGATCTCCTTCTAGGCTGCGAGGGCGAGCTGGCGCTGCCACAGGGGGCGGGTGGTGAAGATTCCGTAGCGGAGGGCGTCGACGCCATGGTCGGCGACCTTGAGTGGCTGCTCCTCGCCGCGCAGGGCGGCCTTGTCGTCCCAGCTGTAGCCGCCGATCTCCTGGATCAGCGCCTTGCAGGACTCGTGGACGAGGAGCTTGTTCGAGGCGAGCAGGCTGGAGACGACACGGATGCCGTCCATGACGTCGTTCTTCGCCGGCGTCGGGGTGAGCTTGTCCCGCTTCAGCTGGGTGACGAAGCTGGCGGCGCTGGGGTCGACGGTGATGAACTGGGGCCGAACGGCGCCGATCCCGGGTACCTCGCCGAGCCAGCCGCGGAGGCGGGCCGAGTACTCGGTGTCGGTGAGCTGCTTCTTCGTCTGCCGCGCCTCGTACCGCCACTCCGCCGCCGCGTACAGGCGACGGTCCCGGCCGAGGCCGAGGAGGACAGCGTGGAACGGGTTGCTGGTGCCGTAGTCGACGCCGAGGCTGATCCACTTGTGGATGCCGTCTCGGGGGAGGGCTGTGACGATGTGCCGGTCGCGGTCCCACGAGTCGTAGATCGCGCCCTCTGCGGCGACCCACTCCCCGAGGATGAACCGCCGGTAGAACAGGCCCTCGTGGGAGGCTTTCATGTCGGCGACGTAGTCCTCGTCGAGGAACGGGTTGTCGTCGATGGTGAAGCTGAACCGGGACACGGGCTTCTTCCCGGCCTGGGACAGCCAGTCCCGCATGAACCAGTGCGCGGGGTTGTCCGGGTTGGTGGTGCACAGCAGTTGGGCGCCGCGTACCGACATGCGGCCGTAGAGCTGCTCGAAGAAGATCTGCGGGACGAGAGTGACCTCGTCGACGTAGGCGCCGCACACCGTCATGCCGCGGATCTTCGGTTCGCTCTTCGCGTCGTTGGCGCCGATGACGTGCACCACCCGGCCCAGAATGATCGCCGTTGGCGCGCCCGGCGTGTAGTGGACGTGGTGGGCGATCTCTCCGAACAGGGCCGGATCCTGCATAGGCAGGAAAAGGTTGCGGTGAATCGTCTGCGACGTCTTGCCGATCATCACGAGTTCGCCCGTCGTCGGCGCATCCGCAATGAAGATCAACCACTTGAGCAGCGAAGCGATCGTCTTCCCCGACCGAATCGCCCCCTCCCAGCAGGAAATCTTGGTCGTCGACTCGGCGACAGACCTGATCTGCTTCCGGGACAAGGGCAGGGAGTCGAGCACGGCTACGCCTCGTCGTCCTCGGTCTCGTCCTGCTCCCGCGAATACCGGGCAAGGGCATCCCCGAGCGACCCCAGCATGCTCTTCGCCGAGTCCAGCCCGGATGCCTCGGCCGGCGGCACCAGCTTGAGCACCTTGTCCACGGCGATCGCCGCCGCGGTGATGAGGGCCTTGCGGTCCGCGTTCGGAGCCTCGGGGAACTCGTGCTCGTTGTAGTCGTTGTCCTTGCCGCCGAAGGAGAACACGGTGGTCGGCTCGTAGATGCGGCGCAGTGAATCTTCAGCGACCGCCATGAACTGCTCGGCGATCAGAGAGCGGCGCTCCTCAAGGTCGGCAGCGCGCGCCTCGGACGCAGCCCGGATCTTCGACCGGTCGAACGTCAGCCCAATGTGCGCGGCAGTGCGGGAGATCACCGAGTTCGTGATGCCCATCTCGCGGCTGATCTCGTTGCGGCCCATGCCGAGGGCGTGAAGTTCCCGCAGCTTGGGCCACTTGTCTTCGGTCATGATGTCTTTCGGCATCAGGTCCTCCGGGCGGTGCGTGCGCGCTGGCGCAGCAGGGTGGGCAGGGGCGTTCCGGTGGCCGGCCAGGCGGCCGACCAGGGGATCAAGACGCAGCGGCAGTGGGGGTGCCGGGGTGGTGCGGGGATGGCGGTGGGGAATACGGCGCGGCGGCGGGGGTCGAGGGTGAGGCCGCCGGGGAATCGGCCGCCGCGGCGGATGTGGTGGCCGGAGTAGGCGGGGCAGGCGGGGCAGGCGTCGGGTTCGGCGACCCACAGGAGGCGGGTGTTCGGGCTGATGGTGTGGGCGACGAGTTGGGCGGCGTGTGCGGCTGCTGTGCCGATGGCGGTGGCGGTGGCGCGCGCGATGCGGCCGATGGCGCGCCGGGCCCGGGTGAAGGCGGCGGTCAGCCCGGCGAGGCCCATGGCGGTGAGTCCGGCGGTGGTGAGGAGTGCGAGCGTGTGGCCGTGTTCTTCGTCGACGGCGGCGGGGATGCTGGCGGCGGCGGCGAGCGCGTCGTCTCCGGGCTGAGCTTGGACGGGTGGGGTGGGCTGGCCTCGGAGGGCGGCGGCAATTCCGGCAGCGTGTTGTGCGCTGTTTTGGGCTGCGGTGTGGGCGGCGTGTTCGGCGACGGTTTGGGCATGGCGGCCCTTGCCGGTGAAGGCGCGGCCGATGAGGGCGCGAACCCAGGCGGTGAACTCGGCGAGTTTCTCGGGGATGCGGCGGGTGACGGTTTCGCGGATCCAGCGGGTGAGGGCGCTGTTCTGGGCGTCGGTGAGGGCTTGGGCGAGGGCTTGGGTTGCGGCGGCGATGGCGCGCTGCTCGTGGGCGCGCTGCCGTTCGGATTGCTGTTGTGCTTGGTTTGCGGCCTGTCCGGTGTCCATCCCACCACCCCCTTCGAGCCTTCGATCGTAAGGTGTTCTTGCCTTCTTGCCTTTGATTGTGCAGCATGGTGGTGGGTTCAGGGTTAACATCTGGGCTAACGCGGAGCGATCAAGGCATCGCCCACACCGCGCAGGCCGCCCGAGGAGGCACCGCAGATGACGACCCCCGCCCAGCCCCAGAGCACGCCCGCGGACCCGAGCAACCAGCCGGCCACCCCGCCCGTACCCGAAGGCGCCCCCGCACCGACGCCGCCAGCGCCGGCCGCACCCGCCACACCTCCCGATCCGGCACCGTCCGCCGAGCCGACCGTCGAACCCAAGGCCAAGGCGCCCAAGTTCGAAGGCGACTTCGACCCTGCCCGGTTCGAGAAGCTCGTCGAGAACCTCCGCGGCGACGTCGAAGCCGAGAAGCAGAAGCGTCAGGCCGCAGAGAAGAAAGCCACCGACGACCAGGCCGACTTCATGAAGAAGCTGGCCGGGATCTTCGGCGTCACCACCGACGAGGCCAAGCCGCCCACCCCCGAAGAGCTCGCCCAGCAGCTGGAAGAGGAGCAGACCCGGACCAAGGCGTCCGACGATCGCGCCCGCCAGACGCAGGTGGAGCTCGCCGTTTACAAGACCGCCGGAAAGCACGGCGGCGACCCCGACGCCCTGCTCGACTCACGCTCCTTCGCCAACGCCATCGCGAAACTCGACCCGACCGCGGCCGACTTCGACGCGAAGGTCGGCGAGGCCGTGAAGGCGGCGGTCGACGGCAACGCGAAGCTCGCGGCCAAGGCGCCCGAGCCGAAGAAGCCGGAGACCCCTGCGGGCGGCGCGGACATGGGCGGAGCAGCGGGCGGCAAGCGGCAGCTGGGAGCGGCGGACGTGGCGCGCATGACCCCGAAGCAGATCACTCAGGCCGTGCAGGAGGGCAGGCTCAACGCCTACCTCGGCAGCGGCTGATGCCTCCCTAGGAGCCTCCGTTGTCGATCAACAACTTCAAGCCGGAGATCTGGTCCGCCCAGCTCCTCGACGCACTGGAGAACGCCCTCGTCTACGCCCAGCCGCAGCTGGTGAACCGCGACTACGAGGGCGAGATCTCCACGCAGGGCCAGTCGGTGCACATCACCAGCATCGGCGACCCGACGATCTTCGACTACGACAAGTCGGCGAACCTCAACTACGAGGAAGTCGAGACCGCGGGCACGGACCTGATCATCGACCAGGCGAAGGCGTTCGCGTTCCGCCTCGACGACGTCGACAAGGCGCAGGCCCTCCTCAACCCCATGGTGAAGATGGCCCAGAACGCGGCCTACGGGCTGCGCGACAAGGCCGACGCGTTCGTCGCGAACCTGTACACCGGAGTCGCCTCGGCGAACACGCTCGGCTCCACGGGCGCCCCGATCAACACGTTCACCGCGCCGACGGACGCCTACTCCAAGGTGCTCGTGCCGCTGCGCACCAAGCTCAACCGGGCCAACGTCCCCACCGAAGGCCGCTACGTGGTCGGTAGCCCGGAGTTCATCGGCTCCATGCTCAACGACGACCGGTTCGTCCGGGCGGACGCCTCCGGCACCACCGAGGGACTCCGCAACGGCTTCGTCGGCCGGGCTGCTGGCTTCGACATCCTCGAATCGAACAACACCCCCAACCCGACCGGCGACATCCAGGTCGTCCAGGCCGGCTACCCAGGCGCGATCACCTACGCCGAGCAGATCCTCGAGACCGAGGCGCTGCGTCTGCAGAACACGATCGCGGACGCGATCCGTGGCCTGCACGTGTACGGCGCGAAGCTCCTGCGGCCGACCGGTATCGCGGTCGCGTTCATCGACCCTGCGTGATCTCCCGGCGTGATCCTCGTCGCCGCATCCGATCCTGACCCCGGGAGTCCTCCCATGCCTCGCACAGCAGTCACGTACAGCAGCCTCGTTCCGAACGGCGGCCTCGCCGAGCCGGCCGGGACCACGATCAACCCGACGCTCGTCACGAACGGTGTCGTCGTCGAAGGAGCGGATCCGGAGCGGACGCTGCTCCGGGTCGCGAACACGTCGACCGGCGCCAAGACCGTCACCGTCCGGGCCGGGGACGGTACGGCGTGGATGGCCGGCCAGGGTGACCTGGCGGTGTCGGTGGCGTCGGAGACCGGCGTCTCCTACATCGGCCCGTTCACGTCGGCCCGGTTCCAGCAGACCGGCACGAAGCTCTTCGTGGACTTCGCCTCCGGTACGACTGGCACGATCACCGTCCTCAAGCTCCCCAAGGCCTACTGATGGGCGAGTACGTGGGGTCGGGCGGGCTCCGTCTGCACCTGGACGAGCCGGTGTCGCCGCAGATCGCGGACCAGATCCGCAAGGGCCACCTCGTCCCGGTCGCCGACAGCGTACCGGCCGACGAGCCGAAGGCGCAGCCGCCCGCCGACCCGCAGAACGAGACCGAGCCCGGCCCTGCCGACGACGGCCCGCGGCGGCCGAACGCCAACAGCAAGGTCGACGACTGGCGCGCCTACGCCGTGTCGCTCGGCATGTCCGAGGAGGACGCGGCCGACGCGACGAAGACCGAGCTGCAGGACTGGGTGAAGGTCGCCGACTCCGAGACGTCGGAGGGCTGACCTGTGCCGTATGCGACCGTCGCCGCGCTGGAGGAGTGGCTCGCCCCTGAGCCTGCCCCCGCGAACGCTGTGCGCCTGCTGACGCGGGCGTCCACGGCGATCGACCGCGCGCTGTACGGCCTCGCATACGACGCCGACGACATCGAGGTGCAGGCGACGCTGTCGCTGGCCTGCGTGCAGCAGGTGCAGTGGGCGATGGACCGCGACGACGAGACCGGCGCCCAGGACGACCTGGCGTCGATGTCGACGGGCCAGCGGTCGTTCACGCGGCGGTCTGCGGCGGACGGGTCCTCGGCGGGTAGTTCGGCGCGGCTGACGCAGTCCGCGGCGGACGTCCTGCTCACGTCGGGCCATTTTCACGGCTTCGTGTGGGTGGAGGGCTGATGCCGGGCCACATCGGACGCCAGACCGTCACCGTCCTTGACGCGCCGCTCGTATCGGCCTCGTACAACGAGCAGTTCCGGGACTGGGGGCAGGCCGCCGAGACGGTCGTGGGGCGCTGCACGGTCGACATCACGGGCGCGACGGAGACGAAGAACGCCGCCGACCAGACCGTGACCACGGCACGCCTCGACCTGCCTCCGCGTGCACCGGTCGTGGTGACGGAGTGGATGCGGGTCTCGTGGCAGGGCCGTATCTGGGAGGTCGACGGGGTGCCGTCGAACCCGGAGGCGACGGGGCCGCTGGCCGGGCAGGTCGTCAACCTGCGGGAGGTGGCGGGCTAATGGCCACCCGCGTGGAGATCGCCGTCAACATCGACGACGAAGCCGTCCGCGATCTGGCGGTGAGCGACGAAGTACAGGCCGACCTCGGCGCGCGCATGGAGCGGGTCGTCGACGTCGGGCAGGCGACCGCGCCGGTGGACACCGGCGAGTACCGGTCGAAGATCCACCGCGTCGACGGTCACGACGACGACGGCACCGTCCACGTCGACGCGGATGCCGACCACTCGATCTACGTGGAGTACGGCACGCGGCAGACCGACCGCACCGGCAGGCGGATTCATCTGCCGCATCACACCCTCGGGCACGCGCTCGACGCCGCTGGCGGCGACCACTAGTTGAAGGAGCAGACGATGGCTGACGGCGACACCGTGAAGATGCGGCTGACGTTCCCCCGGGGCACGCAGAAGCCCGGCGACCTCATCGAGGTTCCCGCCGACGAGGTCCACCGCTGGAAGGGCTTCGCCAAGCCGGTCGACACCCCCAAGCCGTCCGGGCAGTCCACCACCCCCGCGGCGGCCAGCGACAAGACGACCAAGCCCCCGGCGAAGGCGTAGCCGTGGCGACGCCGACCACCCTCCCCGACGGCAAGCAGATCGCCGTGACCCTCCTCGCCGCCGACCTGCCCGACGTGCACGTCACCGGCTCCCTGCCGGAAGGCAAGGCGCTGAACGCGGTGCTGCCTGCGGTGCGGGTGCTACGCATCGGCGGCACGGCCGGGCAGCGCGGCTGGGCGGACCCGGCGTCACGCGACAACCCGCGGTTCTCCGTCGACTGCTACGCCACCGACCGCGGAGCCGCGATGCGCCTCGCGCTGCGGGTGCGCGCCGCATGGGAACTGCTGCCCGGCCGCGACACCGCGGACGGCATCGTCCTCGCGATCAGCGAAGAGACCGGCCCGCAGGACCGGCCCGAAGACCTCAACCCTGACGTGCCTCGCGTCGGGATGACCCTGGGGATGAGCGTCAGCCCACCCCGATCCACCAGCTAGGAGGCCCGTCGTGGGCGACGCAGCGAACATCATCGTCGGCACAGCCGGCAAGGCGTACCGGGCCGAGGTCGGGGCGACGTTCCCGACCGGCCCGGAAGAGCCGTGGGGGGCGGACTTCTCCGACATGGGGTTCATCACCCCGGACGGCCTGGAGGAGGCGCTGGAGGAGGAGCGGACACAGCTGGATGCGTGGGGTGAAGATGCCCCGGTCGTCGACCTCGCCCGCAAGCGGACGCAGACGTTCAAGCTGGTGTTCCGCGAGACGAACGCGTTCAACCTCTCCCTGTACTACCAGGTGAAGCTGGCGTCGATGACGTCGACCGCGGCGGCCACACCGAAGAAGCAGTTCCTGTCCTTCGGCTCGGGCAGCGTGACGGACACGGTGGAGGTCGCCCTCGGCCTCGACGTGATCATGTCGGGGAAGCGGCACCGCATCATGATCGCCCGCTGCGGTGTGTCCGACCGCGAAGCCGTCAAGCACTCCTCCGAGGAGAGCAGCAACTTCGGCATGACGTTCACCGCGCTCGCCGCGCCCGGCGGCGCCCAGTCCGTCCAGCACATGATCACCGAAGTGACGCTGCCCGTCGAGCCCGAGCCCGACCCTGGCTGATCCCCCCTCTGACTGGTGGTCCGTCGCGCTCATCTCCTGGGCGGGGGCGGCACGACGGGCCACCTGACACAGCCCCCGCCCCGCCCTCGCCCGAGAAGGAACCGCAGCCATGTCGAAGCCCAACCGGAAGATCGTCCGCCTCCAGCAGATGCGCGCCCAGCGCGCGCAGGCCGCCAAGACCCAGTTCGTCGACATCTACTTCGAAAACGAGAACGGCGTCGAAGAGGTCTGCACCCTCCCCACCCAGGACGACTGGCCCGTCGAGGTCATCGAGGAGGTCCAGGAGAAGGGCGGCGACGCCAACATCGGCCTCCTCCGCGAGTTGGCCCTGCCCCCGGAGTCCTTCGACCGGCTCGTGAAGGTCGGCCGGCTCACCGTCGGCGAACTCAAGGAGATCGTCGAAGCCCTCGCCGACGAGGCCGGGACGACGGAGGGGGAAGGCAGTGGCTCCTCGACGTCCTCCACGAGCACGCCGGGAGCCTCCGAGCCGACATCCAGCGCTACTACCCCGGCCGCCGCCTGAGCGAGTTCTGGGCCATGTCGTGGGGTGAGGGCTCCATGAACTGGGCCGAACTCCGCGACCTCATCGTGGCGTTGCCGGAGGACTCGGCGACCAAGGCGGCCCTCGCCGGAGATGTCGAAGGCCGCCGCTGGACCAGCGCGACGTTCGTCGGCGCAGCCCAGTACAACGCGCTGCTGATGGTCATCCGCATCCTCTGGACCGCCCACCTCAAAGGCCGTGCGCCGGAGATGGAACCCATCCAGCCGCCCGTACTGGCCGGGCAGCAGGCGGACGACGAAGCAACCGCCGCCGTACAGCAGCGCACCGAGCAGTACCTGGACGGCTTCGCCCCGGTCCGGGCCACGGAGACCGACCAGGCAGAGATCGACGAGTGGCAGGCGCGACTCGCCGAACTCGACAACGCAGCAAACGGATAGCGGAGGGGAGGGCGCATGGCCGAGGCGACCATCGTCGGACGCACCCGGGTCTCGATCACCCCGGACACGTCGAAGTTCGGCCCCGTCCTGCTCGTCGAGCTGCCCAAGGCGGTCCGGCCCGCCGCCCTGAAGGCGGGCGACGTCCTCGGAAAGTCGATCATCAGCGCGGCCACCGCCCGCCTCACCGAGTTCAAGCCGAAGGTGAAGGTCGGCCTCGACCTCGACACCGCCGCGGCCAAGACCAAGCTCGACCAGCTGACCGCCGCCCGCCGCATCAAGGTCGGCGTCGATCTCGACGACACCAAGGCCCGAGCCGCCCTCGACAAGCTCACCGCTCCACGCACCGTCAAGGTGTCCGTCGACCTGGACACGGGCTCGGCGAAGAGCAAGCTGGACGAGCTCACCAAGGCGCGCACCGTCAAGGTCACCGCTCAGCTCTCAGACAGTCAGGCATCGGCGGCCCTCGACAAGCTCACCAAGGCGCGCACGGTGAAGGTCACGGCCACCGCCGACACCACCGACGCCGAGAAGAAGATCGACCAGCTGGTACGGCAGCGCACCGTCGACATCCTGCCGAGGATCCAGCAGGCGGCCTACGACCGGGCCGAACGCCAACTCGCCCGCCTGTGCCGCGACCGCTACGTCAACGTCATCGTCCGCGTTGACACCCGCGCCGCCGCCGACGACCTGGCCAACCTCACCCGGCGCCGCCAGGTCCGCATCGACGCCGACGCCGACACCCGGGCAGCCGCAGACGACCTCGCGAACCTCACCCGCCGTCGGACCGTCACCGTCCGCGCGGACGCCGACACCGCCGGCGCCGCAGCCCGCCTGAACGCGCTGACCCGCGACCGGCGCATCAACATCCGCACCCAGTCGGGTGGCCTGTCGTCACTGGTCAGCACCCTTGCCGGTCTCGGCAGCAATGCGCTGGGGGGTCTCGCGTCGCTGTCGGCGTCCCTCGGACGCGTCGGGGCGGTCGCCGGGGCCGTCTTGCCGACCATCGTGTCCGTCGGGTCCGCCCTGGCGCAGGTGGGCCCGCTGGCGGCGACGGCGGCGCCCGGCCTGGCGGCGCTCATCGGCGGGTTCGCCGCTATCAAGGTCGGCACGAAGGGCATCGGGGAGGCCATCAAGGCCGCGTTCGCGCCGGTCGCCACGGAAGGCGCCAAGGCTGCTTCTGCGACGAAGCAGGTGGAGAACGCCCAACGCTCCCTCGCCAAGGCACAGCGGAGCGTGCAGGACGCCCAACGGCAGGCCGCGGAGCGCGTCGCCCAGGCCAACCGGCAGGTTGCTGATGCCGAACGGGACCTGTCCCGGGCCCAGCGCGACGCCCGCCAGGCGCAGCAGGAACTTTCAGCGGTCCGCCGCCAAGCCGTCCGCGACCTGCAAGACCTGAACCAGCAGCTCACCTCTGGCCGCCTCTCGGAGGAAGAGGCAACCCTCGCCGTCCAGCAGGCGGAGCTGGACCTGCAGGAAGTGCGCTCCGACCCGACCGCGACCCAGCTGCAGATCGAGCAGGCGGACCTTGCCCGGCAGCGCGCCGTGCAGTCTCTGGAAGAGCAGCGCGTCCAGGTCGCCCGCCTCGAACAGGACACGGCCGCCGCCAACAGGGCCGGGGTGGAGGGCTCGAAGGCGGTCACGGACGCCAAGCGGCAGATCGCCGGGGCAAACGAGCAGGTCGCCGACCGTGAGCGTGCTCTCGCGGACGCCCAACGCGGCGTCAGTGACGCGCAGGCAGAGGGGAGCCGGCAGGTCGCGGACGCCCAGGAGGCGGTCGCGGACGCGGTCCGTCGGGTTGCTGAGGCGCAGGAGACGGCGGCTGAGAAGACGTCCAAGGTCGACGACGCTCTGGCTGGGCTGTCCCCGAATGCGCGGGCGTTCGTCGGGGCGCTGCAGGCGATGGCCCCGGCGTGGGGGGCGATGCGTCTCGACGTGCAGGATGCCCTGTTCGCGAACCTCGGCACCAGGCTGCAGGCGGTGGGTGGGCAGATCCTGCCCACGGTCCGTACCGGCCTGGTGGGCGCGGCCGGCGAGCTGAACCTGATGGCGTTGAACGCGCTGTCGGCCGTGTCGAACCTGGAGAAGGCCGGGACGCTCGGGAAGGTTTTCGACGGCGTCCGCACCAGCCTCGGCAACCTCAACCGTATCCCCGGCCAGCTCGTGACCGGGTTCGCGCAGCTGTCGGTGGCGGCCCAGCCCGCGTTCGACCGGATGACGTCCGGCCTCGGCTCCGCGATGGACCGGGTCATGGCCAAGCTCGGCAAAGCCTTCGAAGACGGCCGCCTCGAAGAGGCCATATCCACCGCTCTGGACGTGGCCGTGAAGTTCGGCGGGGTCCTCGCGGATCTCGGCGGGATCTTCGCGGGGATCTTCAAGGCGGCGGGGGCGGCGGGCGGGGACTTCTTCGGCGTCATCGGCGCCGCCATCAAGGAAATCCGCCGCGTCGTCGAGATGCCCGAGGTGCAGGCCGCACTGACGGCGATCTTCAGGGCGCTCAACGCCGTCGCGGGACTCCTCGCGGGCGCACTCGGTGCGGCACTGCAAGCGCTGCTGCCGCTGCTCGCGGCGATGGCCCCGGTCATCCAGCAGCTCGCCGAAGAGCTGGGGCCGGTCGTCGCGCAGGTCTTTGCCGCGATCGGTGAGGCCTTGATGCCGGTGGTTCAGGCGCTGATGCCGATCATCGCGGACGTGGTGCGGATCATCGCGAAGCTGGCGGTGCAGCTGCTGCCGGTGCTGATGCCCGTCGCTCAGCTGATCGCGGCGATCCTGCAAGCGATCGGCCCGCTGATCACACTGATCGGCGGGCTCCTGACGACGCTGCTGCCGCCGTTGATCCAGGCACTCAACCCGGTGATCATGGCGTTGGTTCCGGTATTCGCCATGATCGGAACGCTCGTCAAGCAGCTGACGCCAGTGTTCACGGCGCTGCTGCAGGCACTGTTCCCGCTGCTGCCTCCGCTGACGCAACTGGCCCTTGCGCTGATCACCCTGGGCTTGCAGGCCATCACGCCGCTGATCCCGCTCTTCACCCTGATGATGAAGGGCCTCGGCGCAGCGGTCGGCTACCTCGTGCCGATCCTGACGAAGGTCATCGGCGGAATCACGTGGTTCGTGAACGTCCTGACCAAGGGCGTCAAAGTCGTCTACGACGGCTTCTACTGGCTGTGGGACAAGCTCCTCGGGCACAGCATCATCCCGGACATCGTCAACGGGGCCACCTACTGGTTCAAGTTGATGTGGACGTGGCTCGTCGCCGTCGTCAAGGGCATCAAGGACGGCGTCCTCGCCGGCTTCCGCGCCCTCAAGACCGGCGCAACGGCCGTCTGGGACGCCTTCTGGGGCAGTGTCAGGGCCATCGCTTCCCGGTCGTGGTCGCTCGTGCGGGAGGGCTGGGACAAGTTCGCGAGCAGCCTGACCAGCAGCTTCAAGTACGCCGTGAAGGGCCTTGGTGTGGCCTGGAAGGGCCTCCAGGAGTTGGTGAAGGCCCCCATCCGCTTCTGGATCGAGACGGTTTTCAACCGTGGCGTGGTCGGCGTGTGGAACGCCACCGCCGCGAAGATCCCCGGCGTCCCGGACCTGAAGAAGATGGCGATGCCGAAGGGCTTCGCCCGCGGCGGGATCCTCCCCGGATGGTCCACGTGGCGCGACGGTGACGACCAGCTCGTCCCCATGCGCCGCGGCGAAGGCGTCTACGTCTCCGAAGCCATGCGCGACCCCTACGAGCAGGCCCGCCTCCACGCGGTGAACGCCGCCGCCATGGCCGGCCGCTCGCTGGCCCCGTTCCGCGGCTTCGCCGAGGGCGGCATCCTCGGCGGTATCAAGTCGGTCGGCTCCAGCATCGCGTCGAGCGTCGGCGACGCCCTCAACAAGGGCAAGGATGCTGTCCGCGGCGGCCTCGCCGACCTGGCCGCGAAAGCGTTCAAGCCCGTCAAGTCCGGCATCACCAAGGCCCTGGGCAAGAACAAGTCCGGCTGGCCCGGCGCCATCGCAGGCGCCCCACTGAACCTGATCGACAAGGCGATCGACTACATCCGCGGCAAGGACATCCCCGAGTCGTCCGGCGCCTGGATCAAGCCCGTCAACGCGCCCTACGGCACCCCGTTCGGGAAGAAGGGGTCGATGTGGTCCTCGGGTTACCACACCGGCCTGGACTTCCCCGCAAAGACCGGCACGAAGATCGTGGCGGTCGACAACGGCACCGTCGCCAAGGCCCAGTCCGGCGGCCCCTACGGCAAGCACATCACCGTCAACCACGGCGGCGGCCTCACCAGCCTGTACGCGCACATGTCCGCGATGGCCGCCAAGGCCGGGCAGGGCATCAAGCAGGGCGCCCGCATCGGCTCGGTCGGCGCCACCGGCAACGTCACCGGCCCGCACCTCCACCTCGAGGCCCGCGTCAGCGGCAAGACCGTCGACCCCATGAAGTACCTGTCCGGCGGCGACGTCGGCGGCACCGGCGTGAAGCGGTGGACGGGCGTGGTGCAGCAGGTGCTGGGGCAGGTCAAGCAGTCCCTGTCGCTGACGAACACGACGCTGCGCCGCATGAACCAGGAGTCCGGCGGCAACCCCAAGGCCGTCAACCGGAACGACATCAACTGGCAGAACGGCACTCCGTCTGTCGGCCTCATGCAGGTCATCAAGGGCACGTTCGCCGCCTACGCCGGGAAGTACAAGCGGACCGGCCCGTTCATGTACGGGGTGTCGACCGACCCGACGGCGAACATCTACGCGTCGATGCGGTACGCCCTCGCCCGCTACGGCAGCCTGGCGAAGGCGTACAACCGGCCCGGCGGCTATGCCCTCGGCGGCATGGTCGGTGTCCGCCGCGGCCTGCCCCGCGGCTACGCGAGCGGCGGCGTGATCCGGGTCGGCGGGAAGAACGTCAACACCAACGCCATCAAGAACGCGGTCGGTGCGGACTTCCTCAAGGCCCTCGCCGGAACGGCAACGTCCATCAACACGGCCATGACCAAGGTCGCCAACGCGGTCAAGGCCGCGTTCAAGGGCGTGAAGACCAGCCTCGACGACAAGCTGCTGAAGCAGATCGCCGACAGCAACAAGAAGCTCCAGGCCCTGTCGAAGCAGCGCGACGACATCGCCGCGAAAATCACCGCCGCCAACGAACTCGCCAAAGCATCCACCGAGCAGGCCGTCAGCTACACCTCCATGACCGGGCTGCCCAACGGCGGCAACACGTTCGACGCGAGCGGGATCCTCGCCGGGCTCAACACCCGGCTCGGGCAGCTGAAGAAGTTCGGCGCCAACCTGAAGGCCCTCGCCACCCGCGGCCTCAACAAGACGCTCCTCCAGCAGATCATCACCGCCGGACCCGAGCAGGGCGCCGCCTACGCCCAAGCTCTCGTCGACGCGACGCCCGCACAGCTGAAGGACATCAACGCCGCCCAGTCCGCGATCAGCACGGCCACATCCGCGTTCGGGAAGGACGCGGCGGACGCCATGTACGACGCCGGCGCCGACTCCGGCAAGGGCTACCTGACTGGGCTTGCGTCGCAGCAGAAGGCGATCGAGGCGCAGATGGCGCAGATGGCGAAGGCCATCCAGGCGTCGATCAAGAAGGCTTTGAAGATCAAGTCCCCGTCGCGGGTCCTCGAGGCCCTCGGCCGGTTCACCGGACTCGGCTACGCCCGCGGTGTGGAGCGGACCGTACCCGACGTGGAAGCGGCGGCGCTGCGGATGGCCGGCACGGTGCGGGCCACCGCCTCCGCAACGTCGGCCCGGGTGCAGAACAGCCAGGCCATCCGCTACGGCGGCGACCGGCATCTACACTACAGCGCCCTCGTCCGCGAGGTCGCCTCCCGCAAGAGCGTCCTCGATGCGCTCGCCACTGACGAGATGCTCAACCGACCGGTGGTGATGCAGTAATGCCGATCCTCGTCCCGTCACAGGCAGTCCCGCCCGGCGAGCAGGAGGGCCCGGGCTGGCCGACACGCATCAACTGGATGCCGCGGGTCAGCTTCACGGACCCGCGCGGTGTGACGACGCTCTTCTCCGACTGGGAACGCGGCTGGCTCCTCCAGCCCGGCGCCAAGGGCCTCGACATGCCCGAATACCAGGTCGCCACCGACGAGTCGCCGGGCATCGACGGCTACGAAGTCCGCGACATCCGAGCCCAGGGCAAGCAGATCATCCTGCCGATCGCGTTCTGGGCCAATGACAGCAGGCAGGCGTACAAGGCGCGCCGCCGGGCCCTCATCAACAGCCTGAATCCGAAGCGCGGCGTCGGCACGCTCACCCTGACCGAGCCTGACGGCGCGACCCGCTCCATCGGCGCCTACTACACGAGCGGCCTCGAAGGCGACGAGAGTCTCGACGCCGCGGGCGAGCGCTGGTGCATCAACGCCCTCACCTTCGGCGTGCCCTCCCCGTACTGGGTCGGCGAGCCCGTCACCCAAAGCTGGAAGGCCGGCAGCGACGACGAGTTTTTTCCGCTGCTGCCGCTCGTTGTCGGCGACTCCCAAGTCCTCGGTGAAGTCACCGTCGACAATCTCGGGGATGACGTCGCCTACCCGGTGTGGACGATCCACGGACCCGCCACCGGCATCACCCTCACCAACACGGTCACCGACTTCGCCACAGGCGAGAGCGCGGTGCGGGAGCTGACCGTCGAGCGGACGCTCACCGACACGGACACAATCGTCCTCGACACCCGCGAACGCCGCCAGACCGCCCTCCTCAACGGCACCACCAACCTGTGGCCGGACCTGTCGGACGCATCCGTGATGTGGCCACTGGAGGAGGGCCGCAACCAGCTGAACCTCATCGTCGACGGCTCCACCGGCACGACGAGCGTGTCCATGACCTACCAGCCCCGCTACCTGGCGTCCTAGGAGGCAGGCCATGGACCCCACTGCGCAGCGCGTGTACGTGCGGAACTCGACACTGGAGCGGATCGGGCAGGTCGCCGACTACACCCAGCTCACCGTCGTGCCCCGCCACAACGCGATCGGCGCCATGACGATGGAGATCGCCGCGGACTCCCCGATGACGCCGCTGCTCGCCGAGGGCAACGGGCTGATCGTGAAGACCATGGACGGCGACACGGTCATGTCCGGGCCGATCCGCACGGTCGACTGGTCGCGGTCGGAGTCGGACGCCGGCGGCGGGAAGCTCACCGTCGGCGCGGTCTCCGATGACGAGCTGCTGGCCCGGTACACGTGCTGGCCGTCGCCGACGGCGGTGATCGGCTCGCAGTCGGCATCCGTGTACAAGATCGACGTGGCTGCCGCCGAGACCGGCATGCGGAACCTGGTCAACCTCAACGTCGGGCCGGGTGCCCTGTCGTCGCGCCGGAACCCGCTGCTCACCCTCGCCGCGAACGGCGCCCACGGGCCAGCCCTGGTGCGGGAGGTCAACCAGTTCGACAACCTCCTCACCGTGCTGCAGGACGTCGCCGAGGCCGCCGGGCTGGGTTTCCGCGTCGTCCAGGTCGGGAGCGGCCTGCAGTTCCAGGTGTTCGAGCCCGCCGACCTGTCCCGCACAGCCCGTTTCTCCTTCGGCCTGGGCAACCTCACCGACGCCAACTACACGACCACCCCGCCCACCTGCACCCGCGCGATCGTCGTCGCAGGCGGCGGCACCAGCCCCCGCATCTGCAAGACCTACGACCGCGTCGACCCCCTCTTCCCCGACCTCGTGTTGGAGCAGTTCGTCGACCAGACGTCCGTGGACTCCGCCTCCGTCGACCTCGTCGCGCAGATGGACCAGGCCGCCGAGGAGGCCCTTACCCGCGGTGCCGGACAGGGCTCGCTGTCGATCAGCCCCGTGGATCTGCCGCTCCTGCGTTATGGCCGGGACTACAACGTCGGCGACACCGTCAGCGCCCAGCTGCGGGGCGGCAGTTGGTACACGGACGTCTGCCGGGAGGTCACCCTCACCAGCTCCACCGCGGGCTCGTCGGTGAAGGCGACGGTCGGCGGGGACAGCACCGGCGAAAGTGTCGTCGCCCGCATCTACTCGTACATCGCCCAGATCAAGAAGGACGTCGGGCGCGTCAAGACCAGGAAGGCGGCCTGACCATGGCTGAGTTCTCCGCGCCGTTCGACGGCTCCCCGATCACCACCCAAGTCCAGTGGTCGCGTGTGGCGCGCCGCTGGGGTCTGGACGGCGTCCACGCCCAAGACCCCACATCGACGGCGCTGAAGGTCACCGGGTCAGCGACCACCACCGTGACCGTCGGGCCGGGGCACGCGTTCGTGAACGGCTTCTACTACTACCTCGACGCGGCGAAGACCCTGACCGTGACCGCCAACGCGGGGGGCGCGGCGCGCGTGGATCTGGTGGTGCTGCGCGCGGACATGGCCGCGAAGAAGGTCACGGCCGAGTACAAGACGGGCGGCACGACCGCGCCGACGCTCACCCAGGTCGAGGACGGGGTGTGGGAGATCCCCCTCGCCCAGTGCACGGTGTCCGCGGGGTCGAGTGTGGTGACCGCCGCCAACACGGTCGACCGCCGCTACCTCACCGGGCGCGCTGTCCTGCCAGCCGTCGCGGGGGCTCGCCCGCCCGCGGTGAAGAACCAGCTCCTGATCGAAGACGGGCAGCTCCACGTCGGCGACGGCGCGGCCTGGCGGTGGCTGGCGGGGGTCGGGGTGCAGGAGTCCTGGTACACGCCGGTCTGGTCCGCGGGGGAGTGGGGCCTGGGCTGGGGCGCGGCATCCGTCAACGTCGGCCACTACCAGGTCGTCGGGCGACGCGTGGACCTGACCATCCAACTGCAGGTGTCCGGCAACCCTGCCGGGTTCCCTGACCCGATCCAGGTGACGCTGCCGCCGGGCCTGCCCGCCCACAGCACTCACCGGGCGATCTTCACGTGGCTGCTGGAGTCCAACAACGGCGAAGGCCAGGCCACCGGCGCGGGCGTCGTGTTCCCCACGGTGTCCCCGACTCGCATCGCCCGCCTGATCTACCCCACATCGAACGGCAACACCACCAGCTCGGTACCCGGCGGGTTCAGCCTCCGCACGAACTTCCCGTACAACATCCGCTCGGGCGACATCCTCACCATCGACGGCTCCTACTGGACCCCGTGATGGCCGCACCCCAGACGCCCCCTGCCCCTCCTCGCCCTGGAGCGTTTCGATGAGGCACCTGTTCGGAGGGTCCCCCGCCGACTACGCCATGGAGAAGGTCGGCCAGCAACTCCTCCTCCGCCCCGGCGCCACCGGCACCGTCCGATCCGCCACCACCAACGACATCTACACGGACCTCACCGACCCGGCCGGCAACCCCATCGAGACCGTCACCGCCGACAGCGACGGCGCGGTCCTCTTCTACGGCCCCGACAACGTCACCACTCTGCGTGTCGACTTCGGGTACGGCCGCCAGTACATCCTCGTCGCTACTGACCTCGGCGAAGCCGTCGACGGGAAGCTCGACAAGGCCGGCGGAACCGTCACCGGCGACCTCGCGATCCTCGGCGTGCTGTCGGTGGCGGGTGGCAGCAGCCTCCTCACCCGGCAGACCGCGGACACCCTGTACGAGCCGAAGGGTCCAGGCCGCGGCGCGGCCTCGTACAGCATGACGGGCGCCACCACGATTGCACTGCCGGGCGGAATGGCGCAGGACCGGCAGGTCCACCAGGTCCGCGCCTACGCGGCAGGCGGCCAGCAGCGGACCGCGGCATTCGATGTGGGCTACCTCCTCACCAGCGCCATCCCGTCCCGGTCGATCACGGTCCCGGCGGGGCAGCTGCTGCTGGCGGAGGCCGAGTACAGCACGCTGGTGTCGTCGTGGATCCTCGTCAGCACCGCGGTTACCGCGGGTGCGGACTCGGGAGGAGGCAGCGGGTCGCGGCCGACGGTGTACGCCGGGGCGAGCACCGCCACGCCGGCCAACGTGGCGTTCTCGCGGACGGCGACGGAGTCCGCCAACGGCAGCGCGATCACCGAACGCCTGTGGAAGATCATCAGTGGGCCGATGGGTGCCGGCACCACCATCGGCACCGCCGCAGCCCTCTCCTGGACGCCCGGGTCGTCGCCGTCGGGGACGACGGACATCCGGCAGCCGGTCTGTCAGGAGATGGCCTTCGAGATGACCTCGACGGCCGAGAACAGCACGACGGACTGGACGACGGCCTACGACTACATCGAGGACATCGGCGACCAGCGCGGCTACACCGCGGGCATCGTCGGGTTCGTGTCGGCGTCGGGGGACATGCTGCAGCTCGTCCAGCTGTACACGGCCCGCAAGCCCGGCAACGGACTGGCTTCGTACCTCACGGGCCTACAGCAGTGCGTGGCGGTCGGCTACGGCAGCGGCGCGTCGGCTGCTGCTGCCACCTACCTGGGGTCGGCGTTCCAGACGGCGTGGGCGACCGCGGCCACCACCGACCCCGTGTTCCGGGAGTGCCAGCGGGACCTGCGGAAGTCCATGTACTGGGACGACTGCCTCGTCCAGGCTCTCGCGGACGGGGTCGGGCCGCTCGGGCTGTGCATTCACTACGACATCCTCGTCAACCACGGCGTCGGCAACGACTCCGAGAGCTATGGCGGGATCATCGCGGCGGCCCGCGCCTCCTCGTCGAAGGCCCCGTCGAAGGGCGGCTCCGAGGGCGCCTACCTGACGAAACTGTGCGACCTTCGTGACGCCGTCCTCGTTGGCTGGGGCGACTACCAGCCCGACGGGCGCTCAAGCATGTTCCGGCCGCTGATCAGCGCGGGGAAGTTCGACCTGACCGGAACCATCAGCTGGTCCATCTACGGCGACCCTTACAGCTTCAACCGGCCGACACCACCTGTGGATGCGCGGATCGGCTCCTACCTGCTGCGGTACTCGGCCACCAACGGGGCGGGCACCAGCAACTCGGATGCGACGATCACCGTCACCGACCCTGGCGGCGGAGGCGGCACGCTGGTGGGGACACTCGTCGACAACTTCGACGACAACACGATCAACACCGGGCTGTGGCCGGACCGGTACGGCGACCCCGCCGTCACCGAAGTCGGCGGACGCGCCCGCGTCCCCTGCGGCCCGGACTACTGCGCCTACAAGTCCGGCAGCACCTACACCCTCGCCGAATCAGCCGCATTCGTGCGGATCTATCCGCCCGAGGTAAACGGCGCCGTCGGCGATGCCTACGCCAGCCTCCAACTCGCGTCCGCCGCAGCGCCGGCGGGCACCTCGGCCAGCATCAACATCAACACGTCGACCGGCGCGATCCGCTTCAACTCCAACACCGGCTACTGGGACAACGACGCGGTCTCCCTCACCTACAGCCCCACCGACCACGCCTGGGTCCGCATCCGCGAAGCCGCCGGAACCCTCCACTGGGAGACCAGCGCCAACGGCACCACGTGGACGTCCCGCCGCACCCTCGCCACCCCGGCCTGGATTACCGGCGCGGCCGACGTGTCGGTGACCCTCGAATCCCACCGCGACGCCGGAACGCTGAATTTCTCCGAGTTCGACAACCTCAACGTCCCCCAGACCTGACCCTGACCTGGAGTGTTCCGATGCGCCACCAATTCGGGGGCAGCCCCGCCGACTACGCCGCCGAACGCGTCGGCAACCAGCTCCTCCTCCGCCCAGGAGCGACGGGAACAGCCTGGACCGCCCGTACCGGCGGCACGCAGATCACCGACCTCACCGACCTGGCCGGCACACCGATCGCAGGCCTGACCGCAGACTCGGACGGCGCGGTCGCCTTCATGGGGCCCGACAACGACACCACCAGCCTGTACGTGGACTTCGGGTACGGGCGCCGCTACTGCCTCACCGCCGTGGACACCGGCGTGCGTCTCGCCGAGTTCATCGAGTCCGGTGGGGCGCCGGGAGGCTGGGCGCAGCTCGACGAGACCGGCACCATCGACCCCGGTCAGCTCCCGGCGCAGCTGGACTGGATCGTGGCCAGCACGCACGGTGCGAAAGGCGACGGCGCCACCGACGACACGATCGCACTGCAGAACGCGATCAACGCGTGCGCGCCGGGCGGCGTGGTCTACCTGCCGCGGGGTGTGTACCGGACGACCGCGACCCTCGACCTGAAGAACGGCGTCTCCCTGGTGGGGTCGCACGCGAACATGATGGTCGGGCCGGGCATGACGGACGCCGACTACCCCTGCTACATCCAGCCCACCGCCCCCTTCACCGGCGGGTCGGTCATCGAGATCATCGGCGAGGACGACGGGCAGCACCCGGCGATCTCCGGCGAGCAGCGCCTCGTCAACTTGATGCTGGACGGCTCACAGCTCACCGGCAGCAGCATCGACGGCGTGTTCGCCAAGGGCAACGTACAGAACGTCGTGATGGACAACTTCACGGTGCGGCAGATGCCGAACAACGGCCTCGTCACCGGCGAAGCGGGTGGCATCTTCCCGTACTCGTGGCGCCTCCGACACGTCATGATCGACAACTGCCACGCCAACGGCATCCTGTTCACCGGCAACACCGACCTCACGCTGGACGACGTGCAGGTCATCGGCTGCTGGGCACAGGGCATCGTCCTCACCAACTGCACCAACACCCAGCTGATCGGCTGCCGCACCGAATGGAACGGCAGCCACGGCTACCACATCACCGGCGCCTGGGGCGACTGGCAGGGCTCTGGCGGCATGCAGATGACCAGCTGCTCCACCGACCGCAACGGCCAGCACGGCATCCTCATCGACGCCACCGGCAACACGCCCATCACCCTCTCCAACATCAACACCCGGCGTGACGGCCGCAACGGCGGCGCGGGCGGCGGCCAGTACGCCGGGCTTGCCGTCATCGGCGCCACCGTGCCTGTCGTCGCCGACGTCATCTCCTGCTATCCCGGCGTCGACGACGCCGGAGGCTCAACCAACTCACCCCAGTACGGGGCCCGCCTGTCCGGATCAACCACCGTCGTCCTTGGCAGCGCCACCCTTCACGCCGCATCTGCGGGCCTCTTCGACGACGGCACCAACGGCAGCGTGTCTCTCGGCGACGGCGTCCTCACCACCGTGGGGGCGACGACCTCGACGGCCCGACGCACCCGCCCCCGCCCCGGCGGCGACCTCGGCATCTACGCGCCGTCCGGGTGGGGGCGGTTCTGGCGGGCGAAGCGCGAGGCGGCAGGCAGCGGGCTGGCAAGGATCGTGACGCTGGGCGGCTCCGCGACGCAGGGCATGTACGCCTCCAATCCGCGCACCAAGTCCTGGCCGGGCCAGCTCGCCACGACTCTGCAGGGCGTGTACGGCGACGGCGGCAGCGGCTTGCAGCAGACGTCTCTGTCGTCGACGATCCTCGCCTCCGGCGACGCGGCGGCGCTCGCGGCGTGGACCACGGCGGGCGCCGTCGTCACACAGACGGGCACGTGGTCGCAGGGCGGATCCAAGTACGGGCCTGGGGTGAACTACCTCTACTCCGAGACGACCGGCAGCACTCTGACGTTCAAGGCCCGCGGGACGAGCGTCAAGATTTACACGGTGATCGGCGGCAGCACCCGCGCCCCGATGCTCTACAGCATCGACGGCGGCGCGGACGTCACCGTCACTCAGCCAGCGGGGACGGCAGCGATCCAGGTCACCACCGTGACCGGTCTGAGCAACACCACGCACACGGTCGTCGTGAAGGTCGGCACCGCGACGGCCGGCCAGTACGTCAGCGTCTGCGGCGTCTCCGGCGAGAACGCGACGGGCGTTGTCGTCCACAACCTGGCGCTCGCCGGCGCGCGCAGTGAGACCTTCGGGAACAATGCGACGACGGCCCTGAACGCGACGTGGAACGGCGGTGTCGACTTCCCCGGCGACCTCGTCATCTACACGGCGGGCCCCAACGATGCTGCGGCGAACACGACGGGCGACGCGTGGGTGGCGAACGTCGCGAAGTGGATGAAGGCCGTCAAGGACACGGGCGCGGCCGTCGGAGACTGCGACATCATCCTGGCCCTGCCACATCTCGGCACGCACGACGTCACGAACTTCAAGTACCAGGACTATGCGATCCGCGGGCGGGCCCTGGCGGAGGCCTACGGGTGCGCGTTCGTCGACTGGTGGACGATCGGCCGCAACTCCTGGCAGTACTGGAACAGCCTCGGCTACTGGGGGACGAACGCCGGTACGGGAGCGGCGGGCACGGACAGCGTGCACTTGTCGGACGCCGGCTTCGCGGCGATGGCCGACGTGCTGCTGCCTTTGGTGGCCGGCTGATGCTGATCGTGGCGGACGGCGACGGCGCGGGCGGTGTGCTGGGGATGCTGCCGGCGTTTGATGGGCTGCGCGCGGATGTGACGGCTCCGCCGGGCACGGACACGACGGGAGTGCCGGGCGGGGGAGTGGTCGTCGGCTGGGTGCTGGTCACCGACCCGGCGAGCGCGGGTGGGGTGCGGGTGGATCCGGTGTTCCTCGCGGCGGGGCGGGCGTGGACGCCGGACCAGTTCCGGGCTACCTACGGGCCGCAGCTTGGTGTTCTAGTCGGGCGCGGGTAGCGGGCGGGAACGAGGCGAGTGCCCGCCGGGCGGATTCCTCGGCCCGGTTGGCGGACTCGTCGGCGAGGCGCCCCAATGCCTTGGCCTCTCGTGCGGAGCGGGCGCAGGCGCGGGCCAGGCGGATGTTGTAGGCGGCCAGCAGGAGGGTGGTGACCGTCTCGGCGGCGACCAGGACCCAGCCGGAACTCATGGCACGTCGCTATCAACGGCGCCGGGCGGGAGGGTTGCCGGCTCGGCGTCCACACTGGGTGCGTCAGGTTTCTCGTACTGCGTGGCGGTGAGCCGCAGGCTGCCGCTGGTGCGGTCGACGTCGGTGACTTTGCCGACGGCGAGGACGTGGCCGGTGGTGGGGTCGGTGCAGGCGATGAGGCGTCCGACGAGCGGGTCGGGCTGTTCCTGTTCGGCGAGTTCGGCGTCGGCCACGTCCATGAGCGCGCGGACCATGGCCTTCGAGGGGTAGCCGATGATGGTGCTCACGGCTTCCGCGTACCGGGCGTAGCGGGCGGCATCCTTGCTGGTCAACCGGCACCGCCCATACTCACAGCCAAGACCACCTTGACCAGCTCCAACGCCTGCGCCTCGGTGAACCCTGCCGCGATGTATGCCCCGTACAGCTCGTGCAACTGCACGGTGGCAGCGGCGAGATGCGTAACCGGATCCTGAGGGCAGGGGTCGTGCTTGGCCATGGGTGCCTCCGGTGCGGGTGGTGCGGGTTTGGTGGTGGGCCCGGACCCGCACGGCCAGGCCCACCACGTGAGGAGACCGAAACGGGTCGCCTCCTCATCCACCGCACCATAACCCAACCACCTGAGAAACGTAGGCTAATCGTAGGCTGTGGCCTACGATTCAAAGGTCTACTGCTGTATGGGGCACCCGCCCGCACACCCACCGGAGGCACCCATGACCCGCACCGGCCCACAGCGCTACCCCGGCGCGTCCACCGCCTACTGGTACGGATCGAAGTACCCGGGGTCGGCGATGGAGTCGAACGTCGTGGTGTGGCACACCACGGAGGGCACGTCGGTGCCCACCTACGGCGGCGGCGCGTCGGCGCCGAACTTCACCGCCAAGCCGGACTTCGCCGCCCGGCGGCTCGTCTGGTACCAGCACTTCGACTTCGACGAGTCCGCCCGCGCCCTCGTCAACCAGCCGGGCGGCGTGGAGACGAACACCCTCAACGCGGTGCAGGTGGAGATCGTCGGCACGTGCGACCCGACCGCCCACAAGAAGTGGGGCAGCACCCCGCACCTGTACACGCCCGAGCTGCCCGACTGGGTGATCCGGGACCTGGCCGCGTTCGCCCGGTGGGCGCACGAACAGCACGGCGTCCCGCTCACCAGCGGCCTCACCTTCAAGGCCTACCCCAGCAGCTACGGCAACTCCAGCGTCCGCATGACCGGCGCGCAGTGGTCCAACTTCCGCGGGCACTGCGGACATCAGCACGTCGCCGAAAACCAGCACGGGGATCCGGGTGCCCTGCCGATGGCGGAGATCCTCGCCCGCGCCGCCGGCACCACCACCGCCCCCGACACCGCGCCCACGAAGGAGGCCGACCCGATGCCCGCCTACACGAGCCTCGGCATGACGAAGCCGCTCACCCTCCAGCCCGACACGTGGAAGACCATCGCGTTCGACACCGAATGGGTCGACGACCTCAAGCAGCACTACGACGGCGGGCAGACCTTCGCCACCAGCGCCCACTACAACGGCGTCCTCTACGTCTACACCGACGACCTCGCCCGCGGCGACGAGCTCCAGATCCGCCTCGTCGAAGACAGCATCGCCGAGGGCCGGACAGTGAAGGCGTTCCCGCCGACCGAGGTCATCGGCTCCAGCGGCGGCACCTACAGCTACATCCCTGCCGTCGGCGTCATCGGCAAGGACCGGCGCGTCAAGTTCCAGATCGCCCACTACAGCGACAGCCCCCTCGTCCTCAAGCGGGCCGAACTCAAGGCCCACCTCTGGGCCCTCTGACCCACCCGACCTCTACCAGGAGCACCCATGAAGATCTTCGGCAGAGAGCCTGCCCTCATCATCGCCGGCGTGTCCGCGGGCCTCAGCCTGCTCGTCACGTTCGGGTTCGGCCTGTCCGCGGAACAGGCCGGCGCGATCGTCGCCGTCATCAGCGCCGTGTTCGCCGCCGCCACCGCCGCGATCACCCGGCCGATCGCACCGGCCGCGTTCACCGGCCTCGTCGCCGCCGTCGCCGCACTCCTCGCCGCCTACGGCCTCGACCTGTCCACCGAGAAGATCGGCGCCCTCAACGCCGTCGTCCTCGCCGGACTCGCCCTCCTCACCCGCGGCCAGGTCGCCCCCGCCAACCCGAGCACGCCAGCCGCGGCCGAACCCCAGCGGACGGTCTGATGGGGTGCCGTGCGGCCCGGCGGCTACAGAAGAAGCTGGGCCGCCGCGGCGCATTCCTCGCCATCCTCGGCGTCGGACAAACCTGCTGGGGCATCTCGTTCCTCGTCGACCCTCCCGGCGACCACGGCCTCACCCTGCTCACCAGCGTGTGCAGCCTTCGCCACTGGGCGTGGCTGTGGATCGGCTGCGGCATCGGCACCCTCGCCGCAGCACTCGTCAAAGTTGGCCGGGACTGGCTCGGCTTCCTCGCCGCACTCGCTCCCCCCACCGTGTGGGCCCTCGCCTACACCGTCGCCGTCATCACCGGCGACTACTCACGCGGCGGCTTCGTCGCCATCTGGTATCTGACCTCGCACGTCGGGGTCATCATGTGGGCGGCCACGGTGCCCGAATACTCGGTCCCCCCAGCTCCGCGGCCCCGGAGAGGCAAGGCCGCATGAACGTCGGCGAATGGGCGGGAATCATCACGGCCGCCGGAAGCGTCCTCGGAGGCGGAGGCTGGTTCGTCTCCCGCGCCACCGTCCGCGCCGGCCAGGCCACAGCCGCAGCCACCGAAGCCGCGGCCCGAGCCAACGCCGCCCCCGCACAGCAGGCCGCCAACCTCGCCGTCCTCGAAGCCACCGTCCGCCGCGTCGACGAAGAGAACGGGCAGCTACGCGGCAAGATGTCCCGCCTGGAACGCGTCGTCAGCGCCTTCGCCTGGACCACCGACCGGTGGGCACGCCAGATGCTCCGCGCCGGCATCGACCCTGAGCCTGCGCATCCTCTGGTCGACGAGTACAACCGAACTGGAGTCTGACCATGTCCGACCCGATTCCGCTGCAGCCCCGGCCCGACCCGGGCGCCGCCGACACGGCCAGCCTCGAACGCATGGGCCGCATCGACCCGCAGCCCATCCCCGAACCGGCTACGCAGCCGTTCCAGGAACCGGTCTACCCCGGTCTACCCGACGAGCAGTCGGCATGACAACGCCCCGCCCTCCACTGTGGAGGGCGGGGCGCCTTCGACGTTTCCGGGTCAGTCCCAGCCGCCCAGCAGGCCACTGTTCAGCTGGGCTGTGCAGATGTTGTAGTCGCCCTCCGCGTGGCCCTTCTTCGTCTCACCGCCGACCGTCACCGAGCAGTTGATGTCGCCGCTGCCCATCAGCTGGGCCGACACGTGGTAGTAGAGGGCGTCACCGTCGAGCTTCAGCGTCTTCTCGAACGGCAGACCCTTACCGGACCGGCTGTCGGAGTCGCTGCCGTAGTTGATGTCGACCCCAGCCGGGCCCGAACCCCACGCCTTGAACACCACCTCACCCGACGACGCCTCGTCGGCGGGCTTCTCCTCTGCCTCCGGCTTCACCGTCTTCGTCACCGTGACGGTCGGCGCCGGCTTCGCGTCGTCCTTCGCCGGCTTCGCCGCAGCAGCGGACTCGGTGACGGTCACGGTCGGCTGCGGCTTCGCCTCGCTGCTCGTCTTCTCCTCGCCGGCACCTGCGGAGCCGATGCCGACTCCAACGAACAGGGTGAGGACGGCGGCCGGGATCACGTACCGCTTCCGCGCCCACTTCGGCCCGCCCCGCTGCGGGCCGGGCGGCACCGGAGGCTGCCCCGGGTACGGCGGCTGGGCAGGCGGCTGATTGAACGACATGGTGGAACCCCCCTAGGTTGCGTGACGACACCGTAGAGCACGTGTGATGAAAATGTGCACACGAGTCGCCGAACCGTGACAGGGGGAGGGGGTGTCGGCGCCGCGGCGGAGAGGGTCCCGGGGATGAGGTAGCGCAACGTCGACTGAAGCGTGTGTCCGCAAACGAACGTCTGTGAGCCATCTGCCATCAACTGGGCCATCCTGGGGTGCTGCTGTAAGGGAACCCGTGTCCGCATCTATGTAACGCGCTCCCCCTTTTGCAATACACTGAGGCATGCGAATCGGCTACGGACGCGTCTCAACCACCGACCAACACCCCGAAGCTCAGCGCGACGCCCTCGAAACCGCCGGCTGCGATCAGATCTTCATCGACAAGCTGAGCGGCAAGCTCGCCTCACGCCCCGAACTCGACAAAGCGCTCGTCGCGCTCCGGGAGGGCGACCATCTCGTCATCACCAAGCTGGACCGGCTCGGCCGCTCCCTGCGTAACCTCATGGACCTATCCGACCTGTTCCGTGAACGAGGCGTCGCCCTCGAAGTCCTGGACCAGGGCATCGACACCAGCACGCCCGTCGGCGAGATGTTCTTCCACATCCTCGGCGCCATCGCCCAATTCGAGCACTCCCTCATGGTCGAGCGCACCAAGCAGGGCCTCGAAGCCGCACGCGCCCGTGGCCGGACCGGCGGGCAGAAGCCCAAGCTCCGCCCCCGCCAGATCCAGCTCGCCCAGCAGATGTACGACGAGCTCGGAGCGGACGGCAAGCGCAAGTACACCGTGCAGCAGATCGCCGACGAGTTCGGCGTCAGCCGCCCCACCATCTACCGCCACCTGGAGCGCACGTGACGGACAGCCGGGTGGAGCCCTGGGATGTGCACGCCGAGGCCGCTCCGCATATCAGCGCGCTGCTGAACCTGTTCCATCAAGCGTGCCAGCGGCAGGGGTGGACGATAACGGAGGGGCGCGGCCTGACCGGCTGGACCGAAGTCCAGTGCAGCGCGGGGCACGAGTTCAGCGTCACCGCGTTGGATCTCGTGACCACACCTCGGCCCTTCGGGTTGGACCCTAGCGAGTCGTGGTGCAAGAAGTGCTACAACGCCGTCTGGGTTGCCGAGTGCCTGGTCCGCCTGGAGTCCGCCGCTCAAGCTGAGGGCATCAAACTTACGGCCACGGACGAGCGGGACGAGTTCGGGGAGGGGCACGTCGTGTTCGCGGCGACGTGCCCGAAAGGGCATCGCTCCCAGTTGTCTGGGCGTGACGCGAGGAGTTGGCGCGGCGAGCCGGTCGACATCCTGTGCCCCGACTGTCGGGTGGCTGCCAGGGCAGCGGAAGGGTTCGCCAAGATCGAGCAGGTTCTCCGAGAGACTCGATCCACCGTGGTGAAGAGGTATCGCAACGCCGCCGAAGTCAGATGCCGTCGCGGCCACCTGCACACGTTCTACGTCGACAGTCCGGATGGACGCGACGCCATCCGTTCGGACTTCTGTGGCGATTGCGGAAGGCTGGCCCAGTTCCAGGAGTTCCTGGAGCAGGCCAAGGATCTCGGGATCACGGTGCTTGAGTCACAGTGGATAGCCAAGTCCCGTGCCCACCGGGCGGTCTGCTTCGCCGGGCACGAGTTCGGCCTCATCCCGAACAAGATGAAGCGAGGGTGCCCCGAATGCCCGCGCGGGATGTACGGCGGCGCCGTCCCACCCCACGACGTCTACTACGTCGTGAGCGGGCTCGACGTCACCACCGGCAAGGAGACCGTGAAGCCCGGCATCAGCTCCGGCAAGGGCTACAACCGGCTGCGACAGCACGCCGAGGACGGCCTGAAGGCACAGCATCTTCGGATCCAGGGACTACCCCTCGGTATGGCGAGGGCGCTGGAGACGTTCGTCCTCGCCGGGCTCGACAGGGAGGGATGGGTGTCCACGCGAGGCGTCGAATACTTCCCGGCGGCAGCCCTCACGGACGTCATAGATCTGGTGGGCGAGTGGTTCACGGACCAGCCTGGGCTCTCCACCCGCCCGATCGTCGTCGACGCCGGCGACATCCTCGAAGCCGCCGGAACGACTGGGTCGCCTGACGTGGTGGACCTCGACGTAGACACGGCCGTCGTCTTCGACTCCGACGACCTGAGGGCTGTCGCAGCGTTGACGCGCTGAGCGTCAGCCCTTCGTGCCAGACTGGCCTTGACCCCGTCGCGCATCCCCCGTCGCGGCGGGGTCTCTGGTGGTCGCTCGCCGGTCTGATGAGTGCCTGCACTTGGGTGACGTGTCGTTGAACCTGCCGCTGGGGATGGCGTGTTCCGATATCACCGACGCATGATCACCGCACGCGGCCTGCTTGCTGCCGCTCTCCTCGCCCTGCCTCTCGCTGCTCCTGCTGCCGCCGCACCTGCGGAGGCGCTGCCGATCGCTGACGCGGTCGCCGCCCTACCGGTGGCCGACGAATCCCGCGACGGCTACACCCGCAGCGCCTTCAAGCACTGGGTCGACGCCGACAAGGACAGCTGCAACACGCGCATGGAGGTGCTGATCGCCGAGTCGCGGGTGCCGGCCACGGTCGGTTCGGGCTGCAAGGTGACGGCGGGGGAGTGGTTCTCGTACTACGACGGCGTGACGGTGACCGCCCCGGGTGGTTTGGACATCGACCACATGGTGCCGCTCGCCGAGGCGTGGGACTCGGGTGCAAGCGCGTGGTCGGCGGAACGGCGGGAGCAGTACGCCAACGACCTCGACGCCGAACGGTCCCTGGTGGCCGTGACTGCCCGCACCAACCGCAGCAAATCCGATCAGGACCCGGCGGACTGGCTGCCGCCTCTCGCGGACGCCCGCTGCACGTACCTCGCCGACTGGGTGGGCACGAAACTCCGCTGGGGCTTGAGCGTCGACGAGCCGGAGCGGGAGGCGCTCGCCGAGCTGGCCGGCGGGTGCGGGCAGGAGACCGTCGACTACGAGCCCGCACCGTAGGGCGCGCGTTCATCCCTCCAGCTTCGGCAGTTCCCCGGGCTTGACGGTCACCTCGTTGATGTCGCGGGCTCCGGCGGTCTCCAGCTCGCGGCGCTGCCGGTCGGCGGATACCCGGTCGTAGGCGACGGCTGAGGCCCGTCGGGTGCCGTCGGGGGCGGTCCAGGTGAAGCCGAAGCTCTGCATCGTTGCGGTCATGGGACGCATCTTGCCCGGTGGCACTGACAGTGGTTCCGGAGGAAGCGCCCGCCCCTTCCGTCAGAGGCGGGCGCTGCCACGGTGCCGGGGGCCGGCTGGCTCAGCTCTCGTGGATGTGGGTGAGGCTGCCGTCCTGCTGCTCGTAGTGGGAGAGGGCGAGGCCGAGGCCGAAGAAGGTGGGCGCCCATTCGCCGACGAAGAGGCCCCAGCGGTCGGCGCGGGCGACGCCGCCGACGGGTTCGGCTTTGAGACTGGCGGCCCAGGCGGCGACGGTGAGGCCGATGGACGCGAACGCGGCGAGGTAGGCGTGCTCGCTTTTGACGCCCGTGTCGTGCAGCTTCTTGACGATCATTGGTGGCTCCGTTCCTGTGGGGTCGGGAGTCGGAGTTCCACGTCTCCCTCACCCCATGCGCCGCTTTTGCGCCTAATCGCCTAGTCTGATGCTGCTCGGGGCTGCCTTGGAGGTTCGTC